CCTCTGCGCACGCGGGCCGGTTTTCAGAACCGTTTGTTTTCGCGCACTTAGCGCGGTTCGCGTTTCTGCCGCCCGCGTTGGTGCTTCACGTTTCTGCTTTCCGTCACGTGTTACGCTTCGCGGTTACGATCGTGACGCTTCTGGCGCGCGGGCCAATCGTGATCTCCGCGAAAGTTTCGTGTTGCGCCGGTGGCACGGCGACTGCATGGTAGTGGTGCATGACCCACTTGACCCCAGCCACAATTCAGGCCACCCGAACAGTCAACTCCGATCCCGACGCTAGGGCGTGTGTCCGCGCAGCCGCTGGCGCGCGAGGGAGCGGTATGCCCGTGCGCGTAGTGCCGGGTAGCGTCCGCCCGCACGTCGAGGGCGAAGGCTACTACTGGACCAACACACCTAACCCGGACAGCGGGCGGGTGCACCACCCCAGCGCGTACGCGCGCCGCGGGTACCCGTGCTACTACCACTGCTCCTCGCTCGAGATCGTCGTGGGCGCGGACTGGATACGGCGCCACTGCCCCGTGCCCTACGCGCTGGCGAGCGTTGGAGAGGCGGCCCAGTGACCAGCACGGTTCCAGCCCAGGCGCCCGACTCGAGAGATATCGAGTCGGGCGTGAGCGCCGACCTCACTGACCCCGCCGAGCGCCGCATGTTGCGGCGCCGGCCTGACTACATCACCCTAGCTCCGCTGCTTGCGGAGATCGAGAGGCTGCCGTGACCGATCTGCAAAGGGCGAAGATAGTATGTTTCGCGATGGTGGGAGTTTACTACGGGCTCAATGCAGTCGCTTTCGCGCTGATACAAGAGCGCGGGCTCGCGGCGGTTTCGCTCGCGATAGGCGTGCTCGTGATTATCGCCATCGCGCTCGCGGCACGGATCGTCGATTGGCTGCGAGGTGCGTCGTGACCCGCCGCCGTCGTTTACGCGCCCTGCGCGCCCGCCGCCCCGCCGACCCGTTGCTCGTCGAGCTCGGACTCGACCGCGTGCCGTCGTGGTACGTGGCTCTTGCGCTCGCCGCTGAGGGGCTGCTATGAGCGCCCGCGACGTTGCAGCGCGAGCGTTCGAGCGCACGCACCGCGGGCGCCTGTGGAGTGATCTCCCGACGGACCTGCAGGACACGCTCGCGGAGATCGTTGAGGCCGCGATCGAGATTGAGCTCGACGATGAGCGTCCGTGTGCTGAGTGCGGACATTTCACCGAGCGCGTCGTGTGCGAGGAATGTTGGCTGCAAGCGGGGCGCTTGTGACGCGCTGCGATTGCGGCGCTGCGCTCGAGCGCCCCGGCATTCGTCATCGTCTCGTTGGCGATCTGCTGGAGTACTGCCGCTGCTACGCTCGCTGCGGCTCGACGACGACTGTGCTCGTAGAGACGTGCGGTCACGGCCGGGCGCAGCTCGACGGCGACCGCTGGAAGTGCCCCGACTGCGGGCACGCGTGGACGCAGTACGGCCCGCCTTGCGAGTTCGAGACCGACGCGCGACTGAGCGCACGACAGGCCGTCGAGAGCGGCTACTGGAGGGAGGGCGACCGCGATGCCCCGTAACCCACCCGATCCGAAACTTGTTGCGCTCGTGATCGAGAAGCACGCCGCTGGCGCTACCGTGCGCGAGCTCGCTCCACTCGCCGGCGTGAGCGAGCCTACGATCCGCACGTGGCTCAAGCGCTACGGCGACGCGCCCCCGCGGACGACTGCGCCCACGCGTGCCGCGCCACCGGCGCCTGACGCGGAGCCCCGCGAGCCCGAACCACCCGACGACGCGCCAGCGATCGAGCACTTGCGTTGGCAGCTACGCGACATGCGGCGTCAGGCGGGCGAGGCGCAAGCACTCGGCAACACGACCGCAGCGCAGCGCCACACTACCGCCGCCGGCAAGCTGATGCCGATCCTTGCTCGGCTTGAGCGTGAGGAGCGCTCGGCTACGGATGCGATCGTGATCCAGCAGCATGAGCTAGCCGCGCTGCGCAAGCAGTGGCGGGATTTCTGTGAGAGTGTCCGCGAGCAGCCGCTCGTGTGCGCGGAGTGCGGTAAGCGTTTGCGCATGCGCGCGGCGGGAGTGGAGTCGTGATGAGCTGTGGCCCGTACCGAACGCGACCACCGCAGATCCAGCTGCATCCGTGCACCGGATGCGTACATCTCATGCTTCGCGGCGCACAACACTTTTGCGCGTTGGCTACGTGTGTTAGAGACCCATCCATCGCGACCCGCCCGTGCCGCGTAGCGCATCCCGTAGCGCGTCGTGCACATCGCGAGCCGCGGCGACTGCGCGCTTCCCGTCGTGGCGCCCCGGCACTGTGAGCCCCGCAAGTTCGTTGATTGCCATTGTCAGCGCGTCGAGCCTGTTCGGTGAGCGCGACGAGCCGGGCTCCCAGGTCGTGAGCTCGAGCTCGAGCGCCGCGTGCACGCCGATGTGATGCACGCGCCTGGCCTGATAGAGTGCCGCGGGCGCCGACGCACGCGACTCCTTATCACGCGTGCTCACGACCTCGCGAATGTAGATCGTCCCGGGCGAGCGTCGCGGGAACTTGCGCTCGGGCGCGAGCACTTCGACGCGCATGCCCTTGAGCTCAGCTTTCGCGCGGATGATGTCGCGCGGATGGTCGCCAGCGTGGTTGCGCTCGAGCACGACGCCGGCGCAGTCGCGGGCGCACTCCGCGATCACGATCGAGGCATACTCGTCAGGCGTCATGCGCTCGCTGAAGTCGCGCGTGACGTACAGTTCGCCGTCGCGGTCGCGCTCGACGCGCACGAGCCCTACGGCGTCCGCGTCACGATGTTTGCTGAGCGCGGGGTCAAGCCCGAGCAAGCTCAGCTCAGATGCTGAGGGCGCGGCCGCTCGCCGGTGTTCGTCGAGCCACTCTTGACGCCACAGTGCGCCCGCCGCTTCCGTGAACACGAGCCCTAGGATCTCCTCGTCGTACAGTCGAGAGCCGACGACGTACTTCGCTACTTCGTCTCGCATGTACGCGCCAGGTAGCGCGTAGTTGTCGAACATCGTTCCGCGGCGGATGATATGCCGCGCGGGGTCGCGCTCATGCTCAGCAAGCAGAAGCTGGATCACGTCGTTCTTTCCGCGCGACGTCGTGTCCCACAAGTAGCAAGCGTGCGAGCCAACACGCGTCGCGGTTGTCACGTTGTCAAACGCTTCGCGCCTTGTGTTCGGCGCCCAATCCACGAGCTCCGTCAGCCACGCGAGATCGAAGTTACCGGACCGTGAACGCCCTGGCGCCTCTGGCGTGAACACCTCAGCAACAACGCCGTTTGGCCAACGCACGCTACCAGCGTATCGCTCGGCGCGAAAGTCTAGAGGCGAAAGATTGATCAGGTTCGCGATCTGCACTTCGCTCACGCGCTGCTCGGTCGGCGCCATGAGCGCGAGCGAGCGGCATTCACCAGCTCGCACTCGGCGATTGACTTCGAGAGTGAGGCCGGTCGTCTTCCCCCCGCCACGTCCAGTGATCATCCCAAGGGACCGGAAGCGCTTGCGCGGTACGACCTGCTCGGGGCGAAGCGCGTCGGCGAAGTTCCCGAGCGTTACTATCGCTTGCGCGGCGGGCATGCGATCGAACGCATCAGGGTCGAGGTGTGCGAGCGCGTACCAAGGCGCGATTTGTTCGACGCTCACCAGTCGTAGCCTTGATTTTGTAGAGCTCTAAAACGTGCGTTGCACGCTTCGATAGCTGGCACGGACCCTGATCGCGCAGCCCAGCCTGTGTTCTCCCACGCTTGGACGAACTCCGCTTGCTCGCGCGTAGGTTCGTTACCCCAGTCTGTAGTACCACCGCGTTCGTTCGCCCATTCCGTCACCCCATCTATGCGGTTCTCTTGTGAGCGTGTTACACGCTTGACGTCGAATCCGTGGCGCTCGCCGACGAGCCGCATAGCTTTGGCTTCTGACGGGGCTTCGCCGCGTTCTTTGCTATCGTCGTACCAATCAGGTTTTTTACCGGACCTATCGTTGCCGGAGATCCACGACCATTCACTATTAGCTGTGTTCAGATCTGTATCTCCGGCTTTGGTAGCAAGCAAAGCCTCCGTCTCTGCCGCAGCTTGTGCTGGGGAGATCTTACCATCCAAGTCCCCGCCGCCGCTTCCGCCACCCTTACCGAACTTCCCATCGTCTGCGCGGGGTTGGTTTGGGTTGTAGTCGAACGCTCGCATGCGAGCGGGCGCGGACGCCGTCGCAACCGCTTCCGCCTTCGCTTCGTTGCGCGCGTCGAGCTCATTGATCGTGAGCTCGTCACGTTCGTCGCCGAACGGTGGGAGGTTCTGCGCGCTGCGGGCTTCGCGGACGCGGACGACCTTCGCGACGTCGGTAGGCGCAAGCGTGACATTCGCGGCGCTGTCGTCACCGGCCGCGAGCGTCGGCGCGTGCACGCGGTACTCACGCGCGAGCGCCTGCACGCTCGCTTGCGTGACCTCGAACCCGAGACGCCGCCGGCGCTCGATTGCTTCGTCAAACGCCTGCACGCGCTCGGCGTACTGCGATGCGCGTTGATGCGCGTCTGGGTCCGGCATCAGGTATTTGAGAGTCGGCGTGAGCGCGCTATCGCCGAAATTGATCGCGGTCCACGGCTCATAAAGTCCCGTGCGCAGCGCCTGCTCGATCGCGTCGAAGTCACCTTGCACCTTCGTGGTCGCGACGCCAAACAGTGTCGCGATGTCCACGCCGGGCGCCCCGCCGACGCTGCCGAGCATCGCGTCGGTGCCGAGGTAGATTCGCGCCGCAGCTTTCTCACGGTTCGTGATCAGCTCCGAGAAAACTTGCCATGCCGTCGAGCCGTTCGCCAGGAAGTCCGCTTTGGCTTCATGCGGAATGATCCCGGCGCTTGCGTCGCCTGAGGCGAGATCGCGCATCATATTGAGGAAAGCTTCGGCGATGGGCTCGACGTTGCCGTCCTCGTCCTTGAGCGCGACGCCTTCCGGCAGCGTGCCGACGATCTTCGCGAGTCCGTGTGCGCGACTCGTGCTCGCCCAATCGCTGATGCCCTCGCTGTGAGCGAAGCCCACGAACGAAGCAGGCAACAGCGCGGCCTCTTGTCGCCACGGGTGCGCGTTGAATTTGCGGAACACGATCCACTCGCCGTCGCCGTGCATGATGTCCACGCGCGGCCCGTTGAGCGTTTCAGTCTCGAGCACTTCGCGCGTCTGGTCCCAGCGCACAGCCTCGAGCGGCCATTCCGTGAGGCGCATCGACACGAGCGTGGGTGACGCTTCGCGCTCCACGCGTCCGATCGCGATACCGTGGTTCACGAGCGTCCCGAGGATGCCAGCGATCACGGTGCGCGGGACGTGCACTGACGCTGCGGCTTTGCGCGCCACGTTGCGCCCGCGGTCGCTGTTGTAAGGCTGCAGCTCTGTTCCGACCGCGGACTGCGGCGCTAGCCGGTTGTGATACGCGGAGTAGAGAGCGTCATTCATGCGCAGCGCGGTCGCAAGCTCGACCGGTCGCCGGAACACGCCGCGCGCCTGGTCCGTCCGCGCACCGCGCAGCGCTTCAAGCGTCCACGTCGAGCCGAAATACTCACGCCGCCGCGGGGCGGTCACGATCGCGCCAGCCGTCCGGAACTCGTCGGCGGTCCGCACGCGCGGGGTGATGCGGAGCAGGCGCTGCTCCGTTCGAGCGCGGATCGGCTGCCCAGCAAGCGCACGTTTGATTGTGCCAGGTGCGACCCCAGTTATGCTAGCGGCGGTGCCTATTCCTCTGGCGTTTACGCCAGTTTCGATTAGTTGACGATTCTGATCCGAAAGCGTTCGCGCGTTGTGGTCACCCATGCTAGGATTGTAGCACAGCGACTTTGCCTTGACGACTGGCAAAGCTCGTGCCAAAATATTTGGCGTGAGTTTGGCGGTCACTCGGCGTGGTGCGGGGTTGGTCCAGTTGGCGCTCGGGAGCGATCCTGAGGCGCCGCTGCCGACTGAGTTTCGTCTTTTCGCTGCTGGGTTGAACGAGACGCGCAACGGTCCGGTGTTGTTCGACGACGCCGCGGCACGCGCGGTGCTGGCGGACTTCGAGCGAGGCGGCGTCGATTTGATGATCGACCTTGCGCACGACTCTCTCAGCGAGGGTGCGCGCGAGCATCGCGACGACGCTGACGACGCGCGCGGTTGGTTTCGGCTGGCGGTGCGTGACGGTGAGCTTTGGGCCGTGGACGTCACGTGGACTAGCGACGGCACGCGTCGCTTGCGCGACCGCACGCAGCGATACATCAGCCCCGCCGTGGATGTGGACGAGGACGACCGCATCGTGCGTGTCGTTAACGCTGCGCTTTGCGCGCGACCAGCAACACTCAATGCGCCGGCACTCGTCGCGCGTGAGATCACACTGCAACAGGAGGCATCCCGAATGGATCCTGCTCTAGTCAAAAAGGCCCTCGATGCTCTCGAGGGGGGCGACGCAGCCGGTGCGCTCGAACTGCTCAAGTCGCTGATTGCGAGCGCCGCAACTGGTGAGGCCCCAAAGCCCCCCGCCGACGACGCGCCCGCAGAACCTCTCGCCGACGACGCGGAGCCCCCGCCCGATCCCGAAAAGGATCAGATGAGCGCCCAGCTGCGTCAGCTGCGTGAGGAGCGTGCCGCCGATCGCCGTGAGCTCGACGCACTGCGCGCCGAGCGTCAGGAACGCGAGGATAAGGAGCGCCGGGCGCTTGTTGGTGAACTCGTCACGCTTGAGTGCGAGCTGCCAGCGACTGCGTGGGAGGACCCCACCGATGACGCGCCGAAGCCGACGAAGCGGCTCCGCGATGAGCCCATCGCTGACTTGCGCGCTCGCGTTGCGCTGCAACGCGAGAGCAAGCCTGAGCGCCCCGAGCGACGCCCGCCCGCTAAGTCGAGCGAAACCGTTGAGTTGTCCGAAGCTGAGCAAAAGGCTTACGACAGTCTACCCGAAAACAAGCGCGCTCGCTTCCTTGAGTTGCGCACTACTGCCGTGAAGCGAGGGAACGCAAATGGCTGACGCAACCACTGAAGTTTTCACCGATCGATCAGGTCTCGTCCCGGCGCAATCGTCGCTTGGATGCGCGGCGAACGTCCTACTGCTGGCGGGTACGATCGTCACTGCTGACGCGAGCGGCAACGCAGACGTTCCGACCGCCGGACAGCATGCAGTCGGGATCCCCGATGCGACGTTCGACAACCGGACCACCGCGCCTGAGGGCGGCGGCGCCGGCGCAGTCATCGCAGAGATTTCGCATGGCGTCTTTACGCTGGCGTACACCGGGACCGCACCGGTCGTCAACGCGAAGCTCAAGACGATCATGTACGTTGTGGACAATCAGACCGTGTCCACCGATAGCAACAGTGGGGCCCGCGGCGTGTGTGGTCTGTGCGTTGATGTGATCGACGCCACGTACTGCAAGGTGCTGATCAACCCAGGTCTGAACGCGATTCTCGCGCACACGACCTCGACGCAGATCGATCTCGACACGGCCGAGGCAACGCTCGCCGCGCTCGTGACCGAGGTCGGTGACTACACCGGCGGCGGCGGTGCTGAGGCGGACATCGCTACCGGAGTCGTGCAAGCCGAAACGGACATCACTGCGCTACAAACCGAGGTCGGTGACTACACCGGAGGCGGTGGGGCAGAAGCGGACATCGCGACTGGTGTCGTGCAGGCCGAGACGGACATCACTGCGCTTGAGACCGACGCGACCAGCGCGCAAGCTTTCGTGCAGATTCCACTGAACGCGATTCGGCTCGCTACTGGCGCAGCGCTTCCGGCGTACAGTGATGGTGTCGACGGGCTTACGTTGCAGGATTCCGAGTTTCACGGGATACGTTTCAACGACGGCGTACACACCGCGATGTCCGTGAGCGTTCCGCTTCCGCCTGATCTTGACGAGACGGCCGACGTCGTTGTACACGCGCTCGGCGCTCGCATCGGAACAGCGGACACCGACGCGGCACTCGCGATCGGGGCGTTCTTCCAGACGGTCGGCGCTGACTACGACGCCGACGCTGACGCTGGCGGTAACACCTCTGCGTTTGACGCGGCCGCAACCAAGGAAGTATCCGAGGTTACGTTGACGATCGCTGCGGCGAACGTTCCGGCGGTACCGTGTCAGCTTTCTCTGACGATCGCGTCCCACACTACGCTTGACGCTGACGACCTGGTTGTAGGTTCGTTGTGGCTTGAGTACACCCGAAAGCTTCGGACTTCCTGATCGGAGTAGGAAACAATGGCAAGCAGATTCCACAATCAACCCTACGACGTTCAGCAAGCGCTGACTGAGTTTTCCACCGAGTTCGACAAGGCGCTCGCGCTTGGAGAGGTCGAGCAGTGGGCGGTCACTCTCGGCTATCAGATCACGTCCGAGGCGCTTCGCGTGACGCTACCGATCCCACTGGGGACCGCCGGATACAAGTTGCGCAAGGGTGACGATCAGCTGCGGAAGCTGTTCGAGCGCTCGATGAGCTTCACCACCAAGGAGTGGTACGACGGCGTAGAGGAGGAGGAGCGCGTCATCACCGACTCGGCGACGTTCACCGGCTGGTACAACGCCCCCGCCGAGATGGCGCTTGAAGCGCAGCGGCACCCGAACGTGCTGATCGCCGACATGCTGACGGACACTACGCGGTATCTGGACTTCTACCGTGATGTCAAGCCAGGCGGGGTCACCGCTCTCAGCAAGACGCTGTTCGACGACGCGCATCCGTTCAACGTTCTGAAGACCGCTGTCGGCACGTTCGACAACGACTGGGACGACGGCGATACGGTCCAGGGCGACACAGTTCCCACCGAGATCAACAAGGTTCTGATCGCACAGCTTCGGAAGCACTTCCGCTCGATCAAGGGCCCGAACGGGCGCCCCATGGGGTTGCGGCTGTCGGGGTTGATCATTCCGCCGAAATGGGAAGAGAACGCGCTCGACGTCACCACGCTCGGCACCGCCGTCACGGTCGTGCAGAACGCCGCCGGCACGGAGAACGTCGCCGCAGTGACGCAGGACAACCGCTACCGGGGCCTCCAAGTCCAGGTCGCCGACGAGCTCGTCGGAGATCTTCCGAGCGGCAACAGCGGCGACGAGGACACGATCTATGCGGTCGCGTCGCGTGGCGCGGGCCTTGCACCCCCGCCGTGGGTCGTGCAGGAAGGTCGCATGAAAGAGATCGTCTACGACGAGAGCGACGCCAAGTACAAAGACGAGGGCAAGGTCGGTGTCAAACGGATCCAAGAGTGGGCGGCCGAGCCATGCCTCCCGCACGCGATCGTTCGGATCGATCTCAGTAGCTAAGCGCTTTCGGCTTCGCTTCGCCCCACCCCGGTAGGTTTCGAACCCCGGGGTTGAGGGCGTGAAAGCCCCTCAATGGCCTACTGCACGCGCGCTGACATCTTCGCCCACGCTATCCCGCGGGGGGCGCTCCACAACCCGGCGTCGCTGGTGACGGTGGACACGAGCGAGGATTGGCTCGAGTGCGACGGTCACGGTTTCGAGGATGACGACGAGCTCACGTTTCGGGCGGACGCGGGGGGATCGCTCCCCTCGCCGCTCGCCGAGGGCACGACGTACTACGCAATTCGCGTTGACGATGCGACGTTTCAGGTCGCCGCGAGCGCCGGAGGCGCGGCGCTTGATCTGACGACTGAGGGCAGCAACGTACTTGTGCACAGCGAGCCGCCATTCTCGAGCGCGATTGCGTGGGCCGAGCGCGTGATCGATGACATGCTGCCGGCGCACGTCGTACCTCTCGAGAGCCCATACCCTGAGATCATCACGATCACAGCGGCTGAGCTCGCTGGCGGGAAGCTCCTCGCGCGCTACGGCTCAGCGTCGCGCACGCTGACGGAGATTGTGGACGCGGCTCACAAGCGGATCGAGCGTTGGGGGCGAGGCGTACCCATCCGCGGCACGAACAGCCCCGACCGCGCCACGCTGGCCGCGACGGCTGCTGCAACTACCTCAGGCCGCGCCTACGACTGGCGCACTTACGGGGGGCTCTGATGGCCAAGGTGCGGCGCCTCGGGATGAGCTTTCGCGATCTCAAGTCGCGCTTGCGTGAGCTGCCGCTGAGCGTCGCGCACGAGGCTGCGCCGAAGATCGCAGCCGACCTCGGGCGCAAAGCACGCGTCGCGTTCGACAGCGGCCAAACTGTCTACGGCGACCCCCGCCCTTCTGGGGTGGGCGGGCGGTCGCTATCTCTCGTGCGATCCGGCTTGGCTCGGCGTGTGTTCGGTTTCGTGGCGAACGGCACGATCGTGCGCAGCGCGCTCGGTCCGAGCTACACCAAGTACTTGATCGGCAAGTACCGCATCCTGCCTGTCGGCAACGCCGCGATTCCGGTGGCGTGGCAGCGCGCGATTCGGAGCATCTTCGGCGAGACGCTCGCGGCATCCGGCAGTGAAAGGCGGGCGGCATGATCGACCAGCTCGCACGCGACGTCGCGGCGAATCTTCGCGCGCGCAAGTTCCCTGTCCAGGTGTTCTACGGGCCGGAGCGTGTGACACGCGAAGGGCTGCCGTCGCACGTGCTCGTGTTCGCTCGTGACACCGAGCGTGACGAGTCGTTCACTACGCCCCGCGGCACGCAGCGCAATCCACGGCGCTACCGCACGCGAACGCTGTACGGGGTTGTGGACGTGTTTGCGAAAGCAACGGTCAAGGGCGCGCGCACCGCAGAGCATGAGCGCCTGTGCGATCAGCTCGTGGACGGACTGGCGACTGCGCTCGTCGAGCTCAGCGCATCGGGACAACGTCCACCGGTTGAGATTGTCGGCGGACGCTTGTTGAATGCAGCCGGGTTGCGCGATGCTGAGATCCCTGCCGGCGCTGCGTACCGCATGCGCTTCGCATGGGAGCGTGGCGTTGAACTACGAGACTACGACGGAAGCGCCGACGATACCGCGACGCTTGCCGCTGTCGATACCGCTAGCCGCGTGACGCTGGACGGCTTCAACTACGAGGACATCTGATGGCAACATTACCAGGCGCAACGACCACCGTCAGCGACACCGCGACCGCTATTGCATCCGGCACAGAGACTGTGTGCGTGTGGTCTCCGCAGCCTACGCTCGCGGACGCGACTCCACGGCAGTACGGCTCGGCGGCGGCAATCTACGCCGCACACGGCTACGGCCCCGGCGTTGAGTACGCCGCGATTCACGCTGCGCGAACGCGCAAGCCGATTCTGTTCTGCGCTCTGCCGATTGCGACCGCAGGCGCCGTTGGGCGTGAGGACACGAGCAACAACACCGGGACGAGCGTGACGTCGCTCGCGGCAGGCGGCGACGGAGTTCTCATCGAGCATGATGGCGAGATCACGGTCGTCACGGGCGGCACGATCGGAACCGATCAGATCGTTCTGGACCTGTCGCTCGACGGCGGGCGAACGACGAAGCGTGTACGGCTCGGGACGGCGAGCAGCTACGTGATCCCATACGTGGGTGTAACCGTCTCGTTCGCGGCTGGAACGCTTGTGGCGGGCGATGTGATTCACACGTGGCACGGCTCTGGGCCGCGCAGCAACAGCGCTGGGTGGGCGCTTGCGCGCGCTGCGATGGCAGCGCAGCAAAAGCAGTGCCGCTCGATCGTGCTCTGCGGCGACCTACAGAACAGCACTGAGGCGCTTGCGTTCAACACGCAGCTGGACACATACGAGAGCTCGAACGAGCGCTTCGTGTACGGCCGCGCGAGCGTGCTCGAGCGCTTGCCGCTCGCTGCGCTTAGCAGCACGTCACACTCGATGACCGGCGGCCCGAACGTGACGTTCGCCGAAGTCGGTGCCACAGGCGACACGATCGTGCGTAGCGCCGGCTCGTGGGTGACCGACGGGTTCGCTACCGGTGATATCGTCACGATCAGTGGCAGCGCGAGCAACGACCTCACAACCGCCGCGACGGTCACTGTCACGGACGCTACGACGATCACGCTCGACACCGACGACCTCGCCGACGAGGGGCCGGTGGGCAGCGTGACGATCACAGGCGAAGCTTCGCTCACGTTCAGCGACGCGAACGACGAGATCACGCGCGCCGGCGGCAGCCCGGGCTCGTGGCTCGACGACGGGTTCCGCATCGGTGACTCGATCACGATCACCGGCACGAGCAGCAACAACATCACGACTACCGTCGTCGCCGTGACTGACACGGTGCTTGAGGTCACCGCCGCCGCACTGTCGGATGAGGTCATCGGAATCACGAGTGCAACGATCGTAGCTGGGCAGACCAAGGCTGTGTGGATGGCGGCGATTGATGCAGCGTTTGCGACGGTTGACGCGAAAGAGCGAATCGACTTGAGCGCCGGCCGTGGCCGGGCGCTGTCGCAATTCGCCGGGTGGTACTGGCTTTACCCCGCCGGATGGTTTGCCTCGTGGCGTGAGTATCAGCACGACGTTCACGTTGCGACGTGGCGCAAGAGCGACGGCCCCGTGGGCGCGGACCTGTACGACGCAGACGGCAACCTCGTTGAGTGGGACGATCTCGTTGATGGCGGTGCCGGTAGCGCTGCGCGATTCACGACGCTTCGCACGTGGGCGAACGGACCGCAAGGCGGCTTCATCGCGCTGAGCCTGACGCGAGCTAGTGACGCCTCGTTGCTCTCGCGCACGCATAACGTCGCGGTCGTCAACGTCGCGCAGCAGGTCTGCCAAGCCGCTACGGAAAACGTGATTGGGCGCTCGCTCATCCTCAACGACGATGGCACCGCAACGACTGACAGCCTCAACACGATCAAGGCTGAGGTCAACTCAGCGCTTGAGTTGGCGCTGTTGACGAACCGCCTCGGTGAGGGCCAGCGTTGCAGCGCCGCGAGCTGGGAGCCCGCGACCGATGACATCCTGAACGTGCCGGAACCAACGCTCAACGGCACGCTAACGCTCAACCTACGAGGCACGATCCACACGGTCGCAACGACCATCCGCGTCGTGTCGGGAGGCCAGTGATCCATGCCCGCGAACAATGATTACCCGGTGCTAGATGGCATCGCCCCTTCGTGGGCGGACATCATCGTCAAGGCCACGCCGAACGGCGCCGCGCTGATTGAGATGAAGGATATCTCGGCGATCAACTCGGGCGTGACCGTCGAGGTCGGCGAGCAGAAAGCCGGCGGTCGCGTCATGAAGACGACGACCGGCGAAGTCAGCTACGAGGCGTCGATCACGTTCTATCGCGAAGGATACCAGAAGTTCTTGCGCGGGCTAGCGGCGGCGAGTGATGCTGGCTCTCGCGGCGACCAAAGCCTATACAGTCTGGCGCATTTCAACGTTCAGGTGCAGCACACTCCGCCGGGCAGCACCGAAATCTATGAGTATCGACTCAAGGGCTGTCGCGCTCTCGGGCGGTCGCTCAACGGAGCTGAGGGGACCGACGCGGATACCGTCGAGGTCACCCTACACGTCAAGGAAATCGTTGATGTGATCGACGGAAAGGAACAAGTAGCGCTATGACCGAATCGACCCCAGCAACTCTAGCGGATATCCGCGCTCGACGCGCCAAGCGCGCAGCCTCGATCGAGGCTCAACGCGAAGCACAGCTCGTGGTTGACTACGAGGCGATCGAGTCGATCGAGGATGAGCTCGGTCCGAGTAACGTGAGCGTCGTTGAGCTCAATGCTTTCGCCCCGGGGCTCCCCGCAGCGTTCGCGGTCAAGGTCATGCCGCCGGCGGTTGGTAAGAGGTACCATGATCGGCTCAAGCCGCAGCAGGGACGAAGCGGGCAAATGAAGCCGGTGGACGCGATCAGTGCTGTCGAGGAGGTAGGAGCCGTGTGCCTCGTGTACCCGCCCGCCGGGGAGACGCGAGACGCGCTGCTCGATGCACGTCCGAACCTGCTCGCGCAAGCGGGCGGCGAAGCGATCAAACTTGCGGAGGGCCGCGCAGAGTCCGAGGGAAAAGAATAAGCGAAGCGGTCACCGCCATGCGCGGCAACGCTGGGCTGCTCGCCTACGGGCTGTCTGAGTGGCTGCCTGAGGAGCGGCGCAGCGTTGAGGCGCGCGCCGCTTTCGTCTATGTGGCGGAAACACTGCACATGATTCGAGCATGGCTAGCGCCCCCGAAGAGGGGCAGAAGGGTTTCGCAGCGCCGTGGCTGATGCAGCACAATTCGCGATCGAAATCGCCGCCCGCCTGAGCGGGGGGGACGCGACGTCAGCACAGCTCGACGCGATGGCGGACCAATTGAGCGCGAGCGGTCGCGACGCTGGGCACTTCGAGGATGCGCTCGTGCGCGTGGGGCGGCAGCTTGACGCGGCGCGTGAAGCGCAAACGGAGGTCAATGGTCGGCTCGGCGAGGCCAAAGAACACTACAGCCAGTTGCAGAAGACGCTTAACAACGTGTCGAAAGCTGCGGAGCGGGCGGCTTTGAAGAACGGGGGTGTGGTACCCGAGGACCAAGCGGCACGAGTGGCCAAAGCGCGTGCTTCGCTCAACGACTACAAGCAGGTCGTGGCGGGCGTTGAAAAGCAGGCGTTGGACGCGGCGAACGCCGTGAAGCGTATGGGCGCCCAGCATTCGAACCTCGGCCGCCTGCAGAAGCGTGTGAACGATCGACTCGGCGACGCGGCTACGAAGCTCTCGACTTTCCGCGGCGCGCTCGGCGACGTCGGCGGCCCGCTTGGCGAGTTCGGGGAGCGACTGCTGTTCCCCGTGCAAGCGTTCGTGGACTTGAACGAGTGGTTCGGCGTGAGCGCGGCCACGGCTACCGTGGCGGTCGTCGGCTTCGCTGCGCTCGCAGCCGCTGTTGCGCTCGTCACTGCGGCTGCGGTCGCGGGTACCGTAGCGATCACGGCCTACGCGATCAAGCTTGCCGACACAAAGCGCGCGGCGGGGCTCGCACGCGAAGCGCTCGAAGCGGTGCACCCGGAGCTACGCGCGCTCAACGGTGAGGTCGCTGAGCTGTCGCGAACGACGGGACTCGCGGGGCCCGCGCTGCGTGGGCTCGCGATGCAGCTCAAAGACGCCAAGGTCAAGGCGTCTGATATGCCGGCTGCGCTGCGCGCAGTCGCGTTGGCAGAGTCCGCGCTTGGGCAAGGGCAAGGGCTCGCCTACTTCAACAAAGCGCTCAAAGACGCGAAGGGTAACGTAGACGAGGTCGCGCTCGCCACGCAACAGAAGCTCGGCGGGATCGTAGCTCGCCAAATGCTTGGCGTCGAAGCGCAATCGGCGCGGCTGCAGCGTGGCGTCACGGCGATCTTCAGCGGGCTTGAGATCACGCCCGCCCTCCAAGGGATGCGCACGCTCGTCGATCTATTCGATGAGAACAGCGTTGTTGCGAAGATCCTCAAAGGTGTTTTCGAAGGCATATTCCAGCCGATCGTTGACAGCGCACAGCTCGCAGCATGGGTCGTCGAAGCGTTCATCCTCGGTTTTCTGATCGGTGTGTTGCGTCTGTACAAGATGCTCAAGCCGACGATTGATGCGGTCAGCGAACTGCTAGGGATCGACACTAGCGGATGGGACCTTGAGACAGTGCTCAAGGCTGTTGCGAAAGCGGCGGAGTACGTTGCACCGTTCTTGCTCGGCGTCGTCGCTGGCGTCGCATTGATTGGGACTGCGCTCGTTGCGACGTCGCTGCTGGTTATGGCGCCGCTCGCGGGGCTTGTGGCGCTGATTGTGGGCGTTGGCTACGCCGTCGTTCAAGCTGGGATCGCTGTGTTCTCAGGCGCAGCGCGCATCGGCACTGCGATCGGTGATGCTGTGTTCGAGGCTGTGGCAGCGATCAAAGCTTTCGTGTCGAGCGCAACACAGCTCGGCTCCGACCTGATCATGGGGCTCGTGAAGGGCATCACCGGCGCGGCTGGCGCAGTCACCGGCGCGGTCACTGGCGCAGTCGGCGGGGCTATCGCGGCGGCCAAACGTCAGCTTGGGATCGCCAGCCCATCGAAGGTGTTTGCGCAGCTCGGTGGGTACACTGGCGAGGGGTACGTCGAGGGGGTCGAGGGCGAGACGAGTGCCGCCAAGCGCGCCATGGCGGACCTCACGGCTCCGCCGGACGTGCGTGCCGCACGGGGCGCGAGCACGCAGCCCGACGCGAGCGCACACACAGGCGCTGACGGCGCGCGCGCCGGCGCGCAGAACGTGATCGACTTGCGCGGCGCAACGCTCACGTTCGGTGGCGAGGGGGACGCACCGACTTCAATCGAGCGGTTCGGCGAGATGCTGACGCGCACGCTTGAAGGTGATGTGCTGCAGCTTGTGGGGGCCTTGGCATGATGCGCGGCATCGTAATCCCAAAGCAGTGCGCAGGCAAAATACAGTTGACTTGCGGGCGTTGCGGTAAAACACGGACGGTTGCGCGCGAACCGTACGATCCGGCGAACGCCGTACTTTGCATCACTAACGAGTGCGATCGTTGCCACGCGGCAAGCGGCGGATTCGGAGAGGCTTGGTACTTCGATGCGAAGGGGTCGCCCGCATGACGCTCTCCCCGCACGCGTTCCCCGAGCTGTACTCTCGGATCAATCTCGGCGGTCGCTGGTCGCCCGGCGTTGTCACGCTCACCGGTCACGATCGCGATCAGGATTGGGACGTTCAGAAGGCGAAGGGGTCCGAAGGCGCCAGCTCGAAATACACGGGCGCCCCTGTCGGGCAGTTCCAGGCGTCGTTCTACCTCGCGGACGCGGACGACCTCGACGCATGGCCCGCATTCCAGGCGCTGATTGAGAGCACGACGCGCGGGCCCGAGCCGGTCGCGCTACCCGTGTTTCACCCCGATCTCAACGCGAACGGCTACACCGAAGTCGTCAACGGCGGCGTCGGGGGATTGCTGTGGGACGGCCGCAACGGCGCGACGGTGATCGTCAAGTTTCTCGAGTACCGCCCGCCGAAGCCTAAGCCTGCCGCGAGTGCGACGGGCGGAAGCGGCGATGGCGCGAGCGAGAATGAGGAGCGCTACGACCCCAACCGAGAAGCGCGCGCTGAGCTACAGGGCCTGTACGATGAGGTGTCATCGCCATGACCGGGGTAGATCACGCTATCACTAGCCTAGTGTGTGTGCGTCCGGGGCCCGGCGGGGAGAGTTACGCTTTGGCTGAGGTGTGCCCGGCCCGACGGTGCCGGCGCGTCAAACGACGCCATAAGCGTAGCATACTCTCGTCCCCCTGTCAAGGGCGGGCTGTTAGGCCCGCCCGAGCGGGGCGACCCACGGGACCCCGGCGCGCACTGTCACGCGGAGGCGACGCCCGCCACGCCAAGGGGGCACCGTGACGCTCGTCTCTCTCGCCGGCACGTCCGCGACGGGGCTGCGCCTGACGCTTCCCGCGTGGGGGCTGTGGTGGGCCGACGTCACGACCGAGGACGATGCTGGCTTGAGCGTCGGTGACACGGCCTCGCTGGACGTCACGGGCACCGCATGTGCGTGCGCCGTAGTCGCTGCCGGTGTCGTGGAGGGCCGCGGCGCGTATCGGCTCGTGGGGGGCGTTGGGGGCTGGGGCCAGACTGTCGTGCGTCGAGGCTATCAGGACGACCTGGGCGTGCGCGTTTCGACGGTGCTCAGCGACGTTGCGTCCACAGTGGGCGAGACGCTCGCGGACGTCCCGACGACACGCCTAGGTACGCGATTCGCACGTCCGGCGGGGCCTGCGTCTGCGGTGCTCGCGCTCGTCGCTGACCGGGCGTGGTACGTGGGGCTCGACGGCGTGACGCGATTTGGGGCGCGGGCTGCGAGCACGTACACCGGCGACGCGCCGCGAACGCGCCTTGATCCAGCGGGGTCGATCGTTGAGCTCGCCACTGAGTCGATCGATGAGCTCGTGCCCGGCGTGAGCGTGGACGGTAGCGAACCCGCGACGGATGTTGAGTTCTCGCTTGACGGCGACCGCTTCACGGTGCGCGTCTACAGCGGCACGCGCACGTCTCGCCGACCAGACGCGTTGCAGCAGCTGCTCAACGCGCTCGACCCGCGGCGAAAATTTCGCGGTGCGTTCGAGTATCGTGTCGTCACCCAGGAAGGCGATCGCTTGAATCTGCAGCCTGTGCGCGTGGCGAGTGGGATGCCCGATCTGTCGCGCGTCGAAGTTCGGCTATCGGCTGGCATCAAGGCGCAGCACACGCTAGGGTCCACCGTCATGGTGAGCTTTGCAGACGCAGACCCCTCGCGGCCGTTCGTGTTCACAGGTGACGCAGCGGGGGCGCCAGGGTGGTCACCGACGACGCTCGATCTGCAAGGCACGAGCGACGCGATCGCGTTGGCGAGTGATGTGGACGCGCGGCTCACTGACTTGCACGATGCGATCTCAGGCGCCGCCGTGCTAGGCGGCGATGGCGGAGCTACGTTCAAAACGAACATCATCGCTGCTCTGACTGCGGCGACCGCACCCGACCCCTGGCCCACGTCAACCGCAAGCTCGAAAGTGAGGGCCGTCTGATGGCCGAAGGATACGGCGTTAGCGTGTGGTGCCTCGACTCGCTTCAGACGGGGCGGTACGTGAGCGGTGTGCGTGCTGTCGCGCAGTCGATCTATCGGCGGCTCACGACTCCGCGCGGCACTCTCCGCGGCGGCGCAGAGGAGAGCACGTTCGGGCTCGACCTACCCGGGCTTGTCGGGAGCGCAACGACGCCAGCAGATCTCGCGGCGCTACCCGTGCGCATTCAAGCGGAGTTGCTCAAGGACGATCGCATCGCACGTGTCGTCGCTACAGTGACTGACGAGACGCTCGGGCCTGGCGAGACGACGCTCACGGTTGGTCTCGCTGTCACGCTCAACGACTCGCAAGGATCGTTCACGCTCACGCTTGCGGTGGATGACATGACTGTCGAGATACTAGGAGCTCTCCCGTCATGACGATCAGCATCGGAACTCTGTTCTCGTCCGCGACCGCGGCGAGCATCCTCGCCACAGGCCTCGAGATTGCGCAAGCGCTTGGGCTTCCGGTGACGTCGTGGCGTGTGGACGACTCGGCACGCGCGTTGATCAAGTTCGCCGCCGAAGTGCTGGGTGATCGCGAGACGCTTGCCGAGGTCGTTATCAAAGGAGGTTTTCTTTCAAGCGCTGAGGATGATTGGCTGACGCTTCTCGCTGATGAGGTGTACGACGTCCAGCGCACTGAGGCGAGTTACGCTACGAGCACGATCACGCTTAACAATGGCGGGGGTGGATACTACGAGTTCAGCGCGGGTGACCTCGCGGTCAAGTCAAGTCTGACTGACAAGACGTATCAGAGTTCGAACGCGACGATCGTCACGCTCGCGGCGGGCGAGAGCAAGACGATTAGCGTCACGGCGGACGAGGCCGGTAGCGATAGCGCAGCGGGCACGGATGAGATCGACACGCTTGTCACGACGGTCCCGGGCGTGACGATCACGGCGAGCACTGTCGCGACGGCGAGCGACAAGCAGTCAGACGCGTCGCTGCGGATTCAGTGCCGCGCTACGCTCGGGGCGCTTAGTCCCAACGGGCCGCCTGACGCCTACGAGTATGTCGCGCGTAATAGCGATCTGACGGGTGTCGATGACGTTACGCGCGCTAAGGCGCTCGAGAATACGAGCGACGGGACGGTAGTTGTCTACGTGGCAAGCTCGAGCGGAGCTGTCGCGGGGGCTAGCGTGACGGCTGTGCAGACGGCGCTCGAGTTGTGGGCAGAGCCGCTGTGCATCCAGGCGACCGCCACTAACTCGAGCGCACACACGATCGACGTTACCGCTACCGTGAGCGGCGGGGGCGTGCCGGCTACGCTTAGCGCGGACGTGAGCGCGGCGCTGGCGACGCTGTTCTCGGAGATCGAGATCGGTGGCACGGTGGCGTTGTCGGCGTTGTACGCGACGATTCACGGCTATCTCGTCGCGCAGGGTGTGACGTCGCCGACTGTCACGATCACGGCGCCAACGGGCGACACGGCGCTCGCCGCGGGCGAAGTCCCCACGAACGGAACGATCGACGTGACGGAGGTGTGATGGCCGCCAACTTCCGCACGCTGTTTCGATTTCTCGTTCCCGCGTGGCTCTCACGTGGCGAGGGCGGGTTGCTGTTGCACACGGTCACGACGCTGATTGACGTGCACCAGCAGCGCTTGCTCGATGGTGTGCGCTCACGCTTTCCGTCGCGAGCCGGTACGTCGGCGCTCGCGTCGCTAAGCTACGACCGCGGTTTGACACGCGGGCGCGATGAGACGGACGCGCACTTCGCCGAGCGGCTCAAGGCGTGGCGCGGTCGCGCTGGGCACCTCACGCGTGGCAACGCGTTTGCTTTTCTGCGCCAGCTGTCGGAGTACTGGGGGGCTCTCGCATGTTGGACCGTGGACACGAAAGGCAACAAACGCGCGCGTGCTGCCGACGGCACAGAGACGGCGAGCGCAATCTCGTGGACGTGGGACACTGTAGCCGCTGCGCAGTGGGGACGTTTTTGGGTCGTGCTCGACGCGGGCGCTACGCTTGAAGCGCAAGATGATTTCGCCAACACGATCGGGATCGCTAGCTCGACCCCTTACGATTGGGTAGCTGTGCGACAGTTGCTCGCGTCGCCGTTTCAGTGGGCGCCGAGCGGCACGCTTCCGCAGTGGCTCATCGTGTCGCTCGACGGGAGCGCGCCAACCCCGGACGCGACGTGGGAGTACTGGGGTGTCGCTGGCGACGGTTCGATTGTCGAGCCTGCGCGGTCGGACGACTACCGGTACGTGGCGCTGCGCGCTGAGCTCAAAGACTACGCCGGCGAAGCGGACCGGGCTGCGCCCGCAGTCGAGTGCTCGATCCTCGGGTTCGCGGAAGCTGACCTCGACGACTGGACGGACACGCAGATCACGTCGGTGACTGCGGCTGGGATCACGACGCTGACGCCGTCGGCAACACCAGCGGTCTATCACTACATCTCGAGCCCGTGGACGTCGTTTGAGACTGACCGATTCTTTACGTTCGCGGTCAAAGCGAAACGCGGCGCAGGTAGCTACAACCTGCAACTGACGATATCGGATCCAGTCAATCCGGATCCTGTCGTGAAGTTCGACCTGTCGAGCGGGACCGTTGAGTCCACGTCGAACGGCGGGCGAGGTTATTGCGACGGAGTCCCCGACGGTGACGGCTACTACACGTGCATATTCAGCTACACTGGCACGATCAGCGCGGTGCGGATTCAGGTGCTCGATGCGACATTTCTCCCAGCCTACGCGGGCGACGGCAGCACGATTCTCGTGCAGGAAGTGCTGGAAAATCTGCTCGCAGGAAACCCCGAGTCGTTTCCGACGACAATCACGATGCCAGACGGATCGACATACGCCGGCGACTCTGCTACATTCCCCGCGACGATCTCGCTCTTTGACGACGGAGATATTCCTGAATGACGATCTCAGCTAACAGCGTCACGCCCTCGCTTGGGCAGCTCGCCGATCGGACTGCGTGTCTTGTGCCCGACGTGCAGGTGTTCACGGCCAACGACACGTGGACGAAGCCGGCGTTGGCGCTAGCGCATCGCGTGATCGTGGTGCCTGGGGGAGGCGGCAGCGGCGGCACTGCTGCTGGGGGTGGGGACGGAGGCAGCGGCGGGGGTGCGTGCGGCGAGATCAAAGTGCGCGACGTAGACGCTGATGAGATGCCGTCATCGTTGACGATTACGGTGGGTGTCGGCGGAACAGCTGGCGCGATTGGCGGCGCTGGGGGGCAAGGTGGCACGAGTTCTGCGATCGCTACCGGGTTTAGCATTTCTGGCGTGGGCGGTCTCGGCGGGGCTGCGGGTACGGGCGGTGGTCCTGGCGCGGGTGGTTCCGCGAGTTCGAGCACGACCGCATACAGCGCTGCCGGTGGAACAGGCGGTACGCTCGGCGGTGGCGGCGGAACGGGAGCTAATGGCGATGTTGCGTACACTGGCGCCGGCGGAGCGGGCGGAGCGGGCCAAGCTGTAGGTAGCGGCGGCTACGGCTATGGTGCGGGCGCCGGCGGATCAACGACAGACGACGGTACTTCTGGCGGTGGAGGGGGTGGAGCCGGAGGCTTCGGGTCAACTAAACTCGCGGAGGATGGTAATGTCGGTACTGGCGCGGCTGGCGCGGCTGGCGGTGTTGGTGCGTCAGGGATCGTAATCGTGATCACGTATCGAGGAGTAGCCGTGTGATCACAAAACCCACGCGCAACCGTCTATCGCTACAGTCCCGCACGCCGCCGATGGCGTTGTCGGTGACATCAACGCGCACGGATCGGGGTCGTGGTCGTACCCTAGTACATGTCCAATCTCGTGCGCTAGCACAGTGCCTACTCCTGCCGACTGGTCCCACGCTGACGGGTCAAGTACGATCGTCCGTGAGGGAGCGTGCGCCTCGCCGACAAGGCCGTCGAGGGGGGCTACCGTGACGGATATCGCGCCCTCTTCGCAGCTGAGATACGCCCCCCACACTCGGGCGGAGAGATCCAGGTCAGCGTCTGTCAGATCGCTTGAGCATACGGCAAGCGTCGGCAGAGCAGGCTCGCAGGAGTCGGTGGGTGCAGCCGGCGAGCCGGAGCAAGAAGCAGTTAGCAGCAGTAGCAGGGACAGCGTTCTCATGCTCTATTGTACCGCGGCCTCTCGCAAAAGATTCCCCGATCCGAGGAGAAAAATCTGATGGGAAATGCATACGACGCGTTGCTTGGGCGCGTGCTGAGCAGCGCGGTTGAGCTAGAGATCCGCGGCGGCCTCAACTTCACGGGCGGGCTTGTGGCGGTGGCCGACAGTGACAACAACCGCAACGACGTGAAGCCGAATTTTCTGCGCGTGCTCGCGCTCGGAAATCTCGAGCTGTCATCGGGGGCATCGACTGACCTGGCGTTCGAGACGTACAGCGAGCTGTCTGGCACGTTCGCGGCGGGTGCGTGGAACGCGACCGCGTGGGAGGCAGAGACAGACAAAGCAGGCATGACGTGGGCAGGCACGGAGTCGTGCTACGTGTTGGCGGTTGCGACGCTCACGTTCACGGCGGGAGCGTCGAAGACGCTCGCGTTTCGCTGGGCGATCAACGGCACGCCAGTGAACGCTCCGCTGTTCGTCACCCCGTCCTCGACCAATCCGATCAGCTGCACAGCGGTCGGTTTGCTGTACGTCGATCCGTCTGACGTTGTGTCGCTGATGGCCAGCAATCAGACGGACTCTTCTGACGCTACAACATTGTATTTGCAGATGGCTCTCGCAGCTATCGGAGAAGCGCTATGAGCACGTATCGAGTCAAAAATCTGGTCCCCATCGCGAGCGAGGTCGTGGACATCAGTGTGGACAGCCATACGTTTACCGCTGTCGTTCATGCGCTGCGTAGCGACGAGGCTGGCACCGTGATCGCGAAGCTGCGTGACGACGCCGCCGCGCGGACGTTCACTGTCGCGGCGGGTGAAGTGCTTGTCGGACAGTTCACCAGCGTGACGAAGACCGGCACGACGGTCACGACCGCAGGCGCGTTGGTTGGTTTCGTGCTACCGTTGGAGTGACGATGAGTACGGCCTACGGTGTCGGCTACGGCGTTGGGTTGATGGGGGGCGGCTCCGCGCCAAGCTACGTGCTTCCAACCGAAGGCTTGATCGCGCGATGGCATCGGGGCGCCGGAATTGTTGAGGGCGACGACGGTGGCGAGACGACGGTTGCGTCGTGGACCGACGTGATTTCGTCGGTCGTATTGGAGCAGACAACTCCAGCCAATCAACCTCGATTGCCTGCGAGCACTCCGACGTTCGAGGGTGACGGATCATCTGTCGTGCATTTTCTAAAACGCGGTAACCCGTCTGGTCTAAGTAGCCATACGTCACACACGATCGCGCTGGCTTGCGCCCCCAACGCTGCCAGCGGAGTACGCCTGTTTCTCGAAAGCAACAACGCAAACAATATTATACACATAAAAGCAAGCAACAGTCTTCTGGGTTTCAAGGCGCCCGGCCCAGGTAATACTTATTCTGCTGTGGCTGCGGATGGATCGTTCCGTGTGTTGACGTTGACGCTTGACGCTGTATCAGGTGAAGTAAAACTGTATGACAACGATACAGAAATCGTTTCTGGGTCGGGCTACGATGGGTCCGCAACTCTCGCGGCGGCGATTACTGTTGGAACGGCAAGTTCTGGTGCTGTCGCGACAGGGTATAGCGGAAAAGTCTACGACATCCCGATCTACGAGGGCGTGCTCGACGCGGATGCGCGCACACAGTTGGTAGGCTTTTTGACTAGCGAGTACACATGAGACTAGCTTTGATGGTAGGTCTGTGTATAGCGAGCGTGGTCCGTACCTGCGGATTGCCAGAGCCGGCGCACTACACGCCGCTACAGATCGCGCAGGAGCTGACGTCCCCGACGCAGCTTTGGTTTGTCGAGGTGTGTGGCGACTCACGACTCGCGAACAAGGAGCGCGACGGGCTGCTGCAGGAGAACCTGACGAGCTGGCACTGGATCGGAAACTGGGTCAGCTCTCAGCCGTTAGACGGCGTGTCGCACGATAGCGCCGGAGTCGTCTACAACGACGACGCACCACAGACGTGTACGCACGTGGCGGGGCCTGTCACGTGGCAGTATCGCGGCGTCATCTCGAAGATGACCGGCGAAAATGTCAGTTCGTCGAACGCACTTTTGAGGAGGCTCGACGGATTCCAGAATACATTTCTGCAACAGTCTACTCTACCTACGATTTGGAGCCGGCTCTACGGGAATCCGGTGATTGTCAGAGGTTGGGCATACGGTGTTGACGGCGGTGTGACCTCAAGTCCGGACTTGCAGCTGTGGTGTCGTTTGAATGGTGGTACCTCTGTTGATGAGGACAACCCGGCCGGCGACGCGATCTCGGCGCCGTCCGTCGGTGAGTACGCCGAAGCCACGTTGACGCTGCCAGAAGGATGGACGTCATCAACCGGAAATGCCAACACGGCTTGGCTCCTCACGCCCAAGGGTGCCAGCACGACGGCCGACGAACTTGCGTCGGTGTCGTCGGTCATCTACCACCCAGCCGACGATACGCCGGGCCTCGTGCTGATCAACTTCTCAGCCGGAGGCGCCGTTCTCACGACGCATTTCCTCGACCGCGACGTGTTCTACCCGGCGTATGTCGAGACGTGGCTGCCGATGGTCGCGCCCGCAGGACAGCACATCCTGTGGATCGACATTGGGACGAACGGCGGAAACGGTGATGCGGAGTTCGCCGCGCACATCATCGAGCTCATCGAGTACTGGCGCGCGCATCTCGGTCCGCAGACGCCCGTGGTCATCACTACGGCGTATGACAACTCGACCGACGCAGGAGGGAAACTGTACGTCGAAAGAATCTTTGCCGCGGTGCGAGCGACGCCTGGCGTGCTACTGCTCGACACGCGGTCGGCGATGCCGGCGTTCGCAGAAATGGATGCAGCTGGGTGGATACCCGACGGGATACATCTCAACGACACGGGGGTTGCCGAGCTGATGGGGCGGATCAGCGCGATGACGACCGAGGCCGTGACGAACGGCGCGAATCATCAGGGCTACATCGGCACCGACCTCACTACGGACCCGATGCAGGTCGGAGAACCATTTAATTTGAGCGGCGTCGCAACACCAGGATCACCGGTCGTCGTCACCGTCAACGGTGAGGCGTGGGGCAGCACGACAGCGAGTTCAAGCGACGGCACGTGGTCGATCACGAATACGCCGACGGCTGCGATGCGCATCGCTGGCGTGGACGTTGACGTCGTGGCAACCTTCGGTCCGACGCGGACGACAATTAGGCCGACGACGATTGCCGCGGCTGCATAGGAGAGGGATTCATGATCAACACCATCAAGCTAGTTCTCTTTGCCGCGCTGTTGAGCGGCTGCGCAGCAGTGCGCCCGGTCATCGATGGCGCTGACTCGGTCTGCGCGCTCGGACTCGCCGACCACCCTGCTGTTCAGGCCGCAGCCGACGCGAAGGGCTGGCCGCTCGAGCAGACGGCGAGCTGGCTCTGCGGATTCCCGGATGTGTTCGCTGCATGGGACGCAGCGCTGATGCAGCGCTCGGCGGACCCGGCTGACGCGGCCGTAGCTGTGGCGAGAGAGAGGGGGCTACTGTGATTTCAAAGCACTACTGCACGTCGATTCCGTGTCCGCTATGCAATCCGGTGTGGACCGGGCCAACAGTTCCCCAGCCGGATGCGCGTAGCGATACCATCGTGATGCCGCGGGGGTGGCGACGGGTGGACAGTTCCGGAGACTTACGAATCCGCGAAAACGTTTGTGTGTCGCGGGGGCTGTTGTGAGGCGCCGTTTTCTCCGCAGCTGGTACTGGCTACTCGCAAAGCTTGGTTTCGCGCCGCTGCTGCTGGCTCTCGTTCCGCTGCTGCTTGCGGCTCGGTGCCAGCTCCCCGACCCTCCGCCCCCCGCCGCAACCGGCGGCTCAAGCACGGGTGGCACAGCGGCCACAGGCGGCTCAAGCACAGGTGGCACGGTCGAGTGCCGCTACCTCCCAAGCGGGCGCAGCGACGTCCAGCGGCAGGTCGTCTCGCGTGTCGTCGGTGGAACACCGGCGCCCCCCGGCGCGGCCCCGTGGATGGCGGCGCTCATGATCGGCGGGCACCAGTTTTGCGCCGCAACCGTGATTGGCGAACGCGCGGCGTTGACCGCGGCGCACTGTCAGGTGGACCCGTCCACGGACACGTTGCTCGTTGGAACGCAGGACCTGACCATCGGCGGGCGGCGCATCGGGATCACGCAGGCGCGCAACCACTGGCGGTGGACATCGACAACGAGCGGGCACGACGTCTCTGTGCTGATTCTCGCTGAGCCTGCCGACGTGCCTGCCGTGCAGCTGGCGCGCGTGACACCAAACGCCGGGAGCGTGATCGTCTACGGCTGGGGTCGAACGTCCGAGGGAGGCCCGAGCTCGAGCACGTTGCTCCAAGCTCGGCTTCCTGTAGTGCCCTGGTTTTCGTGTTGGAACTCGTACCCGCTGGCACTCGACGACACGATGTTCTGCGCAGGAGCCGAGGGGCTGGACTCGTGCCATGGCGATAGCGGCGGCCCTGTCATGCTCGGCGCCGAGCAAGCCGGCATCGTGAGCTGGGGACATGGGTGCGCACGCGATGGCTACCCGGGGGTCAACACCGCGGTGGCGTCGGTGCTCGATTGGATCGCGGTATGCGCGCAATAAGCTTTGCGCACAGACCAGCAACATGATAGCTTTGCGGTATGCATATTGAGACGCGCTGGGATGTGGCTATAATCGTTGCTTGGGTTGTCGTGGCGGCCGTATTTTTGGTTTGTTCGCATCTCGCTGCAGCTGAGTATCGAGCGACGGCTTGCGAGCACGGGGTAATACTGGTAGGGGGCGATCCCTGTGACTGAGTTCATCCCCCAAGAGATCGAAAGCAGTGATGACTCGGGACGCTGAGATTCGCGAGCAGCTTGCGCGGCTTCGCGAGGGCGTGGCGCGTGTGGCGGACGCACTCACGGCGATGCACGGCGAGCTTTGCGATCTTACCCGCTTGATCGAGGCGGGGCGCGAAGCTGACAACGCACGTGCCGCAGACGTTGAGCGCCGCTTGCACCGTGTCGAGGGCCTGTGCGGTGTGCTCGAGGCGGGAGCAGAATGACGCCGTCCGACCGCTTGCTGATCGGTGAGTTGCGCGGGGAGGTGCGTGCGTTGACCGATCGTGTCGGACGCATCGAGGACAAGCTCGACGAGTTGCTTGATCGCGACAGGTCGAGCGTCGTTGAGTTTCGGATCGAGGATCTCGACCGACAGATCCGGGAGGCGCAGAAGGCGCGCCAGTCGCTGCGCCCACGCGAGGACAAGGTCCGTCAGTCGTTGGTGTTGTGGCTGCTCGGCGCAGTGGCTGCGCTCGCGACGGCGATTGGGGGTTGGTTTGCGGCACGGTGAGAAAATGGCTTGCACGCTCCGCGAGCGTGGCTAGACTAGTGCTTGAGCCCGCGTGTAGCGGGCAGCCCTGCATAGTTCAACGACTAGAACCCTCCGATAGTGCGGAGGCAATCTGGGTTCGAGTCCCGGTGCAGGGCCTGAGCATGCCGCCGTCGTGGCGGGTCTCGCGACGGTGGCACGCTCGACACCCCAGAGGACCGCATGAGACGCGACACATACAACGTCCGCCTACGCGCTGAGCAAGCGCGCGGGAATTTCGAGCCGCCTGAGGCGACGAACCGCAACGAGCGCCGTGCCGCTCGCCGGTTGCTCGGCTCTCGACTCGCTCGCTTTCGCACGTTCACGCGCGACTTGCTCGCGGTACACTGGTCGCGGTGGGGTGAGGCGTGACTGCGCAGCAGTTTGACGCTCTGCTGCATGACGCTCTTGCGCCCAAGTTCGCGTGGCGCGTTGTTGAGATCACCCCGAACGTGATGGGGGTGTACGTTCGCAGCGCGCACGAGGCACGTTTGATGCGTCAGGCGTTGTATAGCTTGAGCAAAGTGGAGTCGTTGCCGGAGTGGGCTGTGTTCACGGAGAGTGTCTCGTGACGCGCGGCACGCTCGCCCGCGCTGAGCAACGGCAACTCGAGGGCTACGTGATCATCGCGACGCGCGACGCGGATTATCGCAGCGACCGCGACCAGTGCTTCGTGCATCACGCAACGCGGACGGTGGAGGCGTTCAATGCGCGGTGCCGCAACTGCTATGCCGCGCCGCTGACTACGGACCTGCCGGCGCTCGGCGACTTTGAGGCCGACGCTGTGTGCATCTACTGCGGTCACGCTTTCGGCCGCGTGATTCTGGAAGGGAGTCGAGCTTGAGCGCAGAGAAACACGACGCTGATAAAGCGCGTTACGACCGCATACCGCCGCACGCGCTCGATGCGGTGGCGCAAGTGTTGCGTTTCGGCGCGGATAAGTACGGCGATGATGATGGCTGGCGTCACGTTCCGAACTTGCGTGTCCGCTACTTTGCGGCGACGATGCGTCATGCCTGGGCGTGGATGCGAGGCGAGGCGCTCGACCCCGAGTCTGGTCTACCGCATCTTGCCCATGCGGTTTGCTCGCTGATGTTCATACTTGACGTGGAGCAGTGCGAGACCGTGAGCGGATACGCGCACGATGGCGTCAGGCAAACGGCACTTGTGCGAGGCGATTCGTGACACGGTACATCCTCACGCACTCCGGTCGCGTCGTTGACATCGTCAACCCTGATCCGAGCACGCTCGTGATCGAAGACGTGGCGCATGCGCTCGCTCGAATCAACCGTTACACCGGGCACAGCGACGACCCGATCAGCGTCGCACAGCATGCTGTGTTGGTGAGCACTCTCGTCCCGCCAGAGGCGGCCGCGTGGGGATTGCTCCACGACGCATCCGAGGCGTACCTCGGCGACTGGTCCACGCCGGTCAAAGCGGAGCTTATCGCGCGAGCGCCGAGCGTTCGCACGTGGCTTGTTGAATGGGACCGCGCCATCGCGTCTGCGTTCGGCGTAACACGTCGTCGCATCAAAGCGTCGGACGTTGCGGCGTGCATCGCCGAACGCCGTGACAACGGACCGCGCGGGCTTGACGATCGCGCGTGGTTCGAGGGTGCCGGCAAGCCTCCACCGAACGTGCCGCTCGAAGCTGCGCCGGGACGCGTCGTGCCGTGGTCGACGGAGCTTTCGCAGTGGCGTTTCCTGCAGCGGTGGGATGAGGTTAGACCGTGAGCGATCGCAAGTGGACTGACGAGCAGCTCATCGAGGCGCTTCGCCAGACGGGCGGTAACGCAAGTGCGGCCGTGCGTGCGCTCGGCTGCGGAGGTAGCGTGCACCAACGTATGGCGCGCCTGCGTTCGCGAGCAATCCCGCCCGCGCTTCCGGCGTTGCCCGATGGCTTTGACGTCGCCAGTGTGAGCACGCAGCTTGACGCTGACGGTGAGACTTGTGCTCAGTCGGTGCGAGCGCGGCCGCACGTGGAGCCCGCCGCCGATACTGTGCCCGATGGGCACATCGTCTCTGGCGTGAGCACGCTCATCGGACCGAACGGAGTCGCGGCGCAGTGGGTCAAGACGCGGGGCGACAAGGACCGCTCGCTGCAAGCGTGGATTGATGCGGCCCCCGCCGTGCTCGAGCGTGTCGTCCCTGGCATCCGCGACACGGAACCGGCGCCGCCCCCCGAGGGAGCGCTCGACGACGACCGCTGTGTCGGTTACGTGATCGGTGACGCGCACATCGGCATGCTGTGCTGGGCGCCGGAGACCGGTGCGAACTGGGATGTCAAGATCGCGGAGGGGGTCATGCGCGAAGCGATTGACTATCTGTTCGCGACGACTCCACGCACGCGCGAATGCTTGATCGTCAATGTCGGTGACCTGCAACACGCCGACTCACCGACGAACGCGACGCCAGAGGGAGGCAATCGGCTCGACGTGGACGGCCGAGACCAACGCGTGCGCCGCGCCGTGATTCGCGTGCTGCGCTACTACATCGAGCGCGCTCTCGCGAAGCACGAGCGTGTCACGTTCGTGAATCAGCCCGGCAACCACGACCCTTACGCGACGTCGTGGCTTGGGCTGCTGCTTGCGACGGCGTTCGAGCGAGAGCCGCGCGTGGAGATCGACACAAGCCCCGCGCCCTGGCGCGCGCATCAGTTCGGGCGCAACATGATCGCGATCACGCACAAGCCGCAGCAGGGCGAGGATATCGGGCATCAGATGGCCGCGCTATGGCCGGAGATGTGGGGCGCGACCGAGCATCGCGTGTGCCTTGCCGGGCACGTGCACCATCAGTCGCGCAAGGAGCGCCCTGGGTTCGAGGTCGAGACGTTCGGGATTCTCGCACCGCGCGACGCGTGGCACGCGGGGCGCGGCTACCTCGCTAAGCGCCGAATGACTGCGATCGTCTGGCATCGTGAACACGGGGAGGATTCGCGGGCGACGTTCCACGTTTCGCGATCGCGGGTAGCGACGTGAGCACCGTAAGGTAAGGAGCAAACACCATGGGATACTACACTGAGATCATCTTCGGCGCGCGGTTGCGCGAGGACACGCCTGGGCGCGTGATTGAACTGTTGACCAAAGCGGCCGATGGTGGCTGGGATGTTGAAGCCGACGACGTGAAGCTTGGGCGCGTGATGCATGGGAGCGACAGCTACTATTTCTCTGGTTCGCATGCGCCAGTGTTTGAGTTGGATGATTTTAGGGAGCACTACACACTTCACTTTCGCGCGAACTTAAAGAACTACAGCAGCGAAATCGAAGCGTTCATTGACTGGATTCGACCCTACGTGGCGCAAGGTGCTGGCGAGCGCGAGGTCTTCGCGATCGTTATGGGTGAGGACACAGAAGCGCTAGAGCTGCACTGTCTCGAGGGTTGATGGCGCGACCCTATCACTCCGCCTCAAGCGTAGCGCTCGGCGTCCGCTGCGAGCGTGCGTGGGCGTACTGCTACCTCGATGGCTTGCGCGACCCGGACGTCGCTTGGTCCGACGTGACGCCAGCTACGCCCCCTCGTCAACGGTCGTGTGCGCTTGGCAACGCAGTGCACGCTACGGCCGAGGCGTGGTACCGCGATGAGCGCCCCGATTGGACGTCGCTGCCGGGGCAAATTCTGCTCAGCGGTGCGGGCTACCTGCCGCACCCAGACCGCTGCGAACGCGTTGAGGTAGAGCGCGCAATCGGCGACGAGCCGACAGGCCTCGTCGCGCCGCGATCGCCGACCACGATCACGATCCACGGTGTTCGCTGGGGTGGATTCATTGACCTTGTGGCGTGGCCGACGCGTGGCGAGCGGGAGCGGCTGTGGCCTGCGGGCGTGCTTGTAGGGCCCGTGCTCATCGACCACAAAACGACTGCGTCGATCGCCCGCTACGCCAAGACCCCCGACGAGCTGACGCACGACGTCGCCGCGGCCGTGTACGGCGTGGACGTCATGACTAGATACGGTCTCGATGCGCTCGCTTGCCGCTGGGTATACTACGAGAGCAAGCGCGTGCGCCGCGCGGTGCCGGTGGACTTTGCGCTCACGGGTCAAGGGGCGCTTGACACGATCGCTCCGGCGGCCGAACTCGCGCGGCATCTTGACACGATCGAGCGCAGTGCTGATGCTACGTGCAACTCGCTCGCGTGCGATGAGTACGGCGGCTGCCCGTACCACCCAGCGCAAGGCGGTCCGTGTGATGTCCGACGCGGTCTAGCGGCCGCGTTCGCTAACCCCAGGAGACAATCAATGGCATTGACAGACGAAGATAAAGCGAAGTTTGCGGCACTGCAGAAGGCCGCGCCCGCGACGCCCACCGCAGACGCGCCGGCGGAAGCGCCAGCGGCGCCAGCGGAAACGACCGCGCCCGCGAAAAGCACGCGCAAGCGCAAGGGCTCGGCGCCCACGCCCGTAGCCGCCGGCGCACCTGGCGACTTCGCAGCACGCAAGGCAGCAGCCGAGCAGAAGATCGCCGAAGGCCAAGCGGAGCTTGCGCAAGTGGTAGCGGAGATCGCTGCGCAGCGCGATGCGTTGACGGCACTGTTGGGGGTCGAGGGATGAGTGCGACCGTAGTAGTGCGAGGTCGTGACCTGAAGTGGCTCAGTACCGTGTGTGACTTCACGGTGGAACCGGCGGCGCTGTACCGCGTCACGGTCGAGAAGCACCGCGGGCAACCACCGGCTGGGTACCGCTGGGATGGTGATACGCTCGTCGGTTACGATGAAATTTTTTACGTATCGGTAGTGGGTGGCCGTGTTGAGGGGCGTTCATACGGGTCTCGAGTAGGCGTCCCCCGCGTCGTGTTTGAGACGTTCGTGCGCGAGGGCATGTTGTGAGCGTAACGCGAACCACCTACGCGATCAGCCTGTGCGTGAGTCTCTCGCTGCTCGCGCTGTTCGGCGCTGGTGTGATCCCGACGTGGCCGCTTGTTGCGTGGATCGCGCTTGGCGCGTTTGGTGCGTTCATCGGAGCGATCGGTCTGTGAGTTTCGCCGTCGCCCGCACGACCGAGTTCGAGCGCATCGCTGCGCTATCCCGGCGCCCTCTGCGCCAAGCGGACGCGGAAGCGTGGGCGACGGTACTCACCCCAAAGTTTCTTGAGCAGACCGCGCCCCCGGGCGCGGCGCTTCGGCCGTGGCAGGCGTTCGCGCTCGCAGAAGCGATGACCCTAGGCGGCGGTTTCTTTGCGCTGCCCGTCGGGTTCGGTAAGACGCTCTTGACGTGGTTGCTGCCGACCGCACTTGATGCCGAGCGCGCCGTGCTGATCGCGCCGGCGAATCTCGAAGACAAGACGATCGAGGACTTCGCGTCCTATCGCGGCACGTGGCGCGCGTCACGCAACGGCGTGCGTTTCATGTCGCGATCGTTTCTTTGGCAGGCAAAAAACGCGACTGCGCTTGAGGATTACGCGCCAGACCTGATCATAATCGATGAGTCCGACGAGCTGCAGAACGCGCGCGCGAGCACCGTGAAGCGCATCGATCGCTACGTGCGAGCGAACCCCGGCGTGCGCGTCGTCGCGATGAGCGGCACGCCCGGCCGCCTCTCGATCATGAACTACTGGCACCTCATGTGCTGGTGCCTTGGCGACGCGTGCCCGATGCCGCTTGTCGAGAGCGAGGCGCGCGTGTGGGCGATGGCGATTGACGAGGGCTGGCGCGGAAGGCGCCCGCATCTCGGACCGCTCGGGCGCACGCTGCGCGAAGCGCGCGAGTGGTACCGCCGGCGGTTGCTCGAGACGCCAGGCGTCGTGCTCGTGGATGGTGACTCATGCGACCAGCCGCTAACTGTACGCTGGCGCCTTGCGCGCGAGTGCCCCGAGACTAACGCTCGCTTCGAGCGGTTCGCCGTGGACCAGGAGACGCCCGGCGGGATCGTGGTGTCGGACGGTCTGTCTCGCTGGCGGCTCGACGCACAGCTAGGGCAGGGCTTCTACACGCGTTGGAACCCCCCGCCGCCGGAGCGCTGGCGTACAGCGTACCGTGCGTGCGCAGCGTTCGTGCGCGAGCGCATCGACGCCAGCGCCAACAGCGCGCGACCGCTCGACACGGAACTACAGGTGCTGCGGCGCTACGCGAGCAACCCGATCGTGCGCGAGTGGCGCGACGTTAAGCCGACGTTCAAGGGGCAGACTGAGGCTGTGTGGTTTTCGCGTGCTGCGCTCGACTCATGCCTCGACTGGATCCGTGAGCACGCACCGCGGCCCGTGCTCGTGTGGTGTGGCTCTACCGACTTCGCGCATGCGCTCGCTCGCGATGCTCATCTACCGTACTACGGCCCCGAAGGCAAGACGGCAGGCGGGGCGCTGTTGCTCAAAGCGGATCCGCGGCGGTCGCTGATCGTGTCGTGGAACGCTAACAAGAAAGGTTTCGACAACCTCAAAGCGTGGCCGCGGCAACTGATCGTGATGCCACCGCAGTCGGCGAAGTGGCTCGAGCAAGTCCTCGGGCGCCCGCACCGCAGCGGACAGCGTGAGCCGGTCGTTGTGGACGTACTGATCACGAGCGGCGGGACAGCTGACGCGTTCGAGCGCGCGCTTGAGGAAGCGGCGTTCGACAAGAGCACTCTGACGCTCACGCAAAAGCTACTCCGCGCGGAGATCGTGCGCGCGACGCCGATGATCATGAGCGCGAACGAGTGGCGTTGGGCACGGAAGGGTGGGAGCTGGTGACCACCGCGCCTCCACGAGAGGCGCAGAAAGAAGGACAGTATGATGCAATTCAAACGAACCACGCCGCAAGGCGCAACGCCCGCGCCCGCCGCAGCACCTTCGGCAGGCACCGCCCCTCGACGTAGCGCTTACGCTGGCGTAAGCGGTGCCGACCAACGCGATCCGATGGCAGAGATCGGAACCTACCGTATGCGCGTCATCGCATGCGCCGAGGGCCACAACCCTGGCAAGCGGCGCGACAGCTACAAAGTTACGCTGCATGTTGAGGATGCCGCCGAGGGCAGCACCACCACAGTCGGTACCGTGTGCACGATGGTTAGCCTGCACACGAACGCGGGGCTCAGTGAGCTCAAGCGCTTCGCGTTTCACGCGGCAGGTTTCGGGCCGACGCTCGATCAGCGCCAGAGCGATCCGACCGCTGCGAAGCGGCTCGCCGTCGAGGGTGAGGCGAAGTACAACGAGCTTGAGGAGGCTTCGTTCGGCTACCAGGGTGCAATCCTGGAGGCGAGTGCCGGGCACGCGAACGGTGCGCCGTCGATCGTCGGGCGCCTCGTGGATGTGAGCGTGTCGCGCGGCAAGGACGTCGTGAACCAGCAGACTGGGCAACCCACAGGCGACTACTATCGCAGCTACGTGTGGGGTGTCGTTCCGGAGGACGAGCAGTCATGAGCGCTCCAGAAGCCCCTAACGTGTGATCGACTAGCGCCACAGCTCTCGCGCCGCTCACGGCGGCGGCGGTTCGCGACCGCGGCGAGGGCCGAGGAACCATGCGCCAGGTGCGGCGAAAGGATTACGATGTCAAAAACTAAACTGTTGAGAGACCTTGCAAAGCAGATCCGTGATTCCCTTCTCACACACGGGGTTGATACTGGCCAACCGCTAACAGCGGCACACCTACTCGACGCGCTCGAGACGATCGCAAGCATAACAGAGCTAGACGACTGTCCTGCCTGTGACGAGTGTGGACGCAGTACGGTGTGGGACGGGCTGTGGGGCGCGGAGTGGGCGTGCCCGGATTGTCAGAAGTCGATCCCGGACATGGGGTGACGCATGAGCGACACGATCACAGTCACAGGCGTGGCGCTACCGCTCGACGTGGGCGCGGCGCTGCTAGCTGGTAAGCCCGTGCCTATCGAGCATGCGGTCGCGCTTGCGCGTGCGCTCAATGCGGCCGTGGCGCGGCACGTGCGCGCGGTCGCGGAGCGCGAGACGGAAGCGCCAGCGCCGGACGACCCGGGGGGCTCAGCGTGACGCCCGCAGAGCTCGCTAGCGCTTGCGTCCGCACGCTTAACGACGATCTCGATCGCATCGCGCTCGTGATCCCGATGCGCCGTGCGCCGCGCGGTCGGCGAATTCGGCTCGACCAAAAGTCGCGAGCGAGGTGCCCGCTTGGCGAGGTCGCGTACCATAACCCAGACCCGCCGCGCACGGTAGCGTGGTTCGACGCGCGTGAGGTGCTAGCCTGGCTTGCGGCACATGGGCTTGTGAAGAATGAGAAGCTTGAGGACGGCTCGTGACGCCTGTCCTACCGTGCCCGTGCGGATGCCGTCACGTTGGCGAGCGGTTTAGCGTGCAGGACGGCTCGTGCCTTGTGTGCGCGCGGTGCGGCCGTGAGGGTAAACGCGGCGCTACCGAAGCACAGGCCGTTCAGTTTTGGAATGCGATGGTGTCGCGTTTGCACCAAGCGCCTGAGGGCGGCTCGTGACGTGCACGCCCGTGCTCCTCGACGTCGAGTCCCGCTCGCGCGCGAAACTCGCAACGACGCCCAGCGGCCCGGGTATCGGCGGACGCAACTACTGGCTTCACCCCAGCACCGAGCTACTGTGCCTCGCGTGGCATGACACGCGCGACGGCACCGAAGGCATGTGGCACCCAGGCGAGCCGTGGCCACACGACGGGCGCACGCTCGCGGCTCACAACGCGATGGGCTTCGATCGCTTCGCGTGCGCGCGCTACGAGATTCGCTCGGCGGGGCCGTGGGTTGACACGTCCGAGCTTGCGCGACGCGCGGGGCTTCCAGGCGCCCTCGACGCGCTCGGGCAGCGATGGCTCGGGCTCGAGAAAGACGCGGCCGCGTCACGGTTCACGGTCGGGCTCTCGACTGTGCGCCGACCGGGCAAGCGCTACGGCGACGCGTGCATTGACGCCGACGAGTGGCGCGCGATGAGCGATGACGAGCGCCGCGAGCGTGGCGTGCAGGCGGAGTACGACGAGGCCGCCCGCGAGCGCGTCGAGGCGTACTGCCGATCGGACGTCGCGATTATGGTGCACGGCTGGCCACGGCTAGCCGAGTGGCTCGACGTGGACGCGGACGTCTCACGCGTCGATCGCATAGTCAACGACCGAGGCGTGTGCTTCGACCAAGAGCTTGCGCGAGCGCTGCTTGACGCCGACGCGCGACTAGCAGCGCGAGAGGTGGACGCGGTCGCGCGCGAGGTCGGCGTGTCAACTGCCGCGGTGCGCGAAGCGGCGCGATCGCCAGCGCATTTCTGCGCGCTCACGGGCGCCCCCAATGCGCAGAAGGCGACTGTTGACGACATGACGCACCCGCTCGCACGTGCACGGCGGGCGCTCGCGTCAATCGCTCGCGGCAAGCTGCGCGCGGGGCTGGCGCTCGTGTCGGACGACGGGCGCTTGCGCGATTCGCAACGGTACTACGGCGCCCACACGGGCCGGTGGTCTGGCAAGGGCATGCAGTTGCAGAACCTTCCGCGCCCCGATGACGAGTACGAAGACTGGTCGCACGAGCTGTTGGCGCACGTGGCGGACGCAGTCACGAGTCACGCACTCGCGCCTGGCGGTCACGATTTGATTAACGTGTTGCTCCGCGCCACGCTCACGGCAAGCCCCGGCAACACGCTGGTCGTGTGCGACTTCTCGAGCGTTGAAGCGCGGGCGACGGCGTGGGCCGCTGGCGATCGCGCTGCCGTGGACGTGTTCCGCTCTGGCGCCGACCCATACCTTGTCGCCGCGTCGCGGATCTACGGCCGCGAGATCACGGGCAAGGGACATGAGCGAACCGTCGGCAAGATGGCGGAGCTTGCGTGCGGGTACGGCGGCGGACCGGGCGCTTACGAGAAGTTCGCCCGCACGATGAGCGTGGACATCAGCGACCTAGACACGCGGGCGATCGTGACTGCGTGGCGCGAGCTACACGCGCCGATCGTGCAGCTGTGGCGCGACCTTGAGCGTGCGTTCAAGCGCGCGATTAGCGATGGGCGTAGCTCGTGGGTTTCGTGCTTCGAGGTCGTGCCGGGTGCGAGCGACGTCGCGATCTTCCTGCCGAGCGGGCGTCCAATCGTGTACCGCGAAGCGCGGCTTGTGACCGACGGGACGTGGGCCGACGGCTCGCCGCGGACGTCAATCCGCTTTGTCGGTACGCGAGGGCCAGAGTATACCTATGGCGGCAAGCTCACCGAAAACGTGATCCAGGCGATGTGTCGCGACTTGATGGCCGACGCGCTCGTGCGTGCAGAGGCCGCCGGCCTGTGCCCAGTGATGCACGTGCACGACGAAATTGTGTGCGACGTGCCCGCGAGCGCTGGACAAGACGCCTTCGGCGAGTTACGTTTGATCATGACAACCCCGCCCGCGTGGGCCGCCGGGTTTCCCGTCGGCGCGGACGGGTTCGTTGCGCGTCGATACCGGAAGTGAACGTGATGATCATCGAATGGCGCGATATCGAATTCAAGATCGGTGAACACACGCAGCGTGCCGTAGCGGCCGATATCACCTTCTACCACGTGCGGACCGAGGGCGATTGCGTGCTCGCGAAGGTACCGCATTCAACAACGGAGATTGAGCTGCGATGCACAGGTGACGCTTGGGTGCGCTTCACCGCGGCGCTGCGCGCTAGCGAACGCCGCGCGTTGCGGCGCGGTCGGTGGAATCGACGAGCAAAGCGCGCGCGGCGCGCGCGACGACCCAAGGAGAGAACATGAGCGAGAAACGAGTTGGCGCGAATCAAGCGCACGTGCACATCGACGAGTGGGCGCGCGTTGGCGACGGTCCTCAACGATACGTGGGGCGCACGAACGAGGACATCGTAGCGACCGTGCTCGCCTCGTTCGTGGAGGGGGTCGAGCGTTTGCGTGGCGAAAGCGCCTCGCTCGCCGCAGAGCGCGACGACTTGAAACGCAAGTGGACACAGGCTTGTGAGGACCACGGCGCCGCACTGCACGAACTCGACAAGGCCCGCGCTGAGCTTGCGACGCTGCGCGGCGAGCGCGACGACTTGCTCGAGCGCCTCACCAACGCCGAGGAGCGCAACGCGTCGCTCGCCACCGTAGTCGAACAGCTGCGCAGCGAAAGTGAAAAGCAAAGCGCCGCAAGCGCGGAGTTGCATAGGCAGCTTAACGCCGGTGCCGAACTGCTGCTGTTGCCAGGCGACCGCATCAGCAAGCACTTTGTTCCTGCAGTGCGAGAGCTGCGTGATCGCAACGCCTTGCTTGCCGCGGAGGTAGCGCGGCTGCGCGAAGAGCGTGACGAGTTCGAGCACAGCAGCGACGCCGGTTGGGCTGTTGTCCAGACAGCGCGCACGCAGGCGCGCGAGGCGCACGAGGAACGCGATGAAGCCCGCCGCGAGCGCGACGAAGCCCAGGCGCTCGCCGGCGAACTGCGCGCTGAGCTTGCGACGCTGCGCGGCGAGGGCGAGCCTGATGGCGAGCTCGACGCGTGCAACGCCCCCGGCCCTGCTGACGCCGTCGTGGACGCGCTCGAAGCCGTCGCGGACGCACGGGACTTGACACGCCAGGCGGTCGCGTCCACGGTCACGGACGCTGCCGAGTACAGCGTGCTCCAGTCGGTCGCGCTGCTGGGTAACGCACAACGCTTGCTCGAAGCGGCACGAAAGGCGGATGCGTCGTGAAGTGCCCTAACTGTGGCTTCGACAACGTGGAGTGGCGCTGGTTTTGCCTCATTTGCTTCACACGTCTCTGGGTGCACTGGTCGCGAAAGGCGGCGCTATGAGCACCGAGCGACCGCAGCACCAGTTCCTCTGGATCGATCTTGAGACGACCGGGCTCGTGCCTGGCGCTGGGCGTATCCTCGAGTGGGCCGCCGTGCTCGCAGAAGACGATCGCGGCGGGAGCTTTGCGCCAGTACACCAGTACTCATCGGCGGTGCATTACGAGCCGGCCGAATACCTGCCGGGGATGAGCGATCGTGTTCGCGATATGCACACCGCGAACGGCCTGCTCGCGGACGTCGCGGCGAGTAACACGACGCTCACTGAGTCTGAAGCTTTCCTGTGCGAACTACTCGACGACCTCGGCGCACCGCAGGGGGGAGTCTCGGTCGCTGGCGCAAGCGTGCATTTCGATCTTGCGTGGATTGGTTGCTGGATGCCCAAGCTACGCAAACGTCTTTCGCATCGCGTGTTCGACGTGACGACGCTCACGCGATGCGTGCGAATCTACGGGCCAGACATCGAGCGTGCGCCGCGCGAGTCTCATCGCGCGTTGCCGGATATTTTAGCAACGCTCGAAGACGCCCGGCGCTGTATCGCGGCTATGGGGTGGGCGTGAAGCGACTCACCGCCATCGACCCCGGCTACGCCAAGGCCGGCAGCGGCTGCGCGTGCGCCGCTTTCGACGGCGCGCATCAGCTGCACACGACCGCATATCTACGACCGCACCACCGTCCGCCGCCGCGGCTGTTCGCGGAGATCGTGGTCGTCGAGCAGCCACAGGTGGACGGCCGCACGTGGAGCGCTACACCCGCGACCGTGCGACTTGCGTGGGAGGGCGCGCTTGTCGCCGGGCGGCTCACCGGCGCCAGCGGGGGGCGGGTTGTGTCGCTCACGCCCGACGATTGGAAGGGCACGATCGCCAAGCCCGTTCACCACGGGCGCGCGTGGGCGGTGCTCAGCGACCGCGAGCAGTGGGTACTGCGCGACGTTGCGAGCGCCGAAGCGATCGAGGAGAGCAAGTGCCGAGGCGCGCGCGATCGCTGGTCAAAAGCCGGAGCCGTGTACTGCCGCGGCTACGATCATAATCGGCTCGATGCGGTAGCCCTAGGGCTGTTCGCGCTCGGGCGCTTACCGCGGTATGGCGCGGGCGACCGCGAAACGTGGCGCAACGTGACGGAGGAGGCATGACCGCTGATAATGAAGCATGGCAGTGGATCGCGATTATCGCGATTGTGGTGTTTGGGTGCGTGATGTGCGAAGCGATCGATCGCTTCGCGCCGGCGCCAATCGAGTGCACGGAGAGGCCATGAGCACGCGCAGTTTTGCGGTCACGGTACCGGCTTCGGCGACCGAAGTCGCTACCCTACAGCGTGAAGCCGAGTCGCTCGTGCCTAGCGTTGAGCGACTGACAATCGAGAGCACGGACGACTACTCGACCGCCGACGGTCTGCTGACTGAGCTTGTGCGTCGCAAGGACGCCGCAATCGCGATGCGCAAACGCGCCACAGGCCCGCTTAAAGAGGCCGCACGAGAGATCGAGTCGTGGTTTCGACCGCTCACGCAAGCACTTGAGCGGTGCGAGTCCCATCTCAAAGCTGAGCTTGGCCGCTGGCGCCTCGACGAAGACGCTCGGGCGCTCGCGGCACGCGACGCAGCAACGGCGGCTGCGCAAACCGGGGACGTCGATGCGATGCACGCGGCGCTGGACGTAGCGACGGAGGCGCCCGCCGCTGGACGCTCGACCGTGCGCTACCGCTGGGTCGTCAAGCGCATCGTGCGCGACATGCTGCTCCCCGAGTGGCTCGTGCCGGACGAGAAGCGGATCGCCAAACTCGCTCGTGAGCATCGCGGCGACGAGCCGCCGGTCGTGCCGGGCGTCGTGTTCGAGCGCGAAGCGATCGTGGGGGCTCGACGATGACGGGAGGCCCTAACGACCCGCGTGTGCGGTTGGCTGCGGTGATTGGCTGCGGCGTTACTCTCGTGGGTGTCATGATGCATCACGGCTTTGCAGCGGCTGTCGCCGGGGCTTTCCTAGGACTAACGCTTTGGGGGCTGTGGCGAGAAGGCGTGGCGCACCGATGATCGTCTACACTGAATCCGGCGCGCGCTACGAGATCGACGAGGAGCACGACCCGCCGCGAGCGCGCAAGCTCGGGGGCACCGAGACCGAGATGACCGCCGACGGCGACTGGCGGACGATGGTAGGGCTCGCGTTCGAGCCGCGAGTGGGGTTGCCGCTCGTGCTCGTGTGGGACGCGCCCGGCATTCTTGCTGGCATACGTGGGACAAAGACGACGCCAGTCGTGCGGGTGGAACCGTGAGCGCGCGTAACTATCGCACGCCGAACTGCTTCACGGGCGACGGGCGCACGGATCGAACGCCACACGACATATTCGACATGTCAAAGTTTACGCAAAGCGCATCGCACGAGCGCGGGCATGAACTCAAACACAGTCATAATCCAGTGCTGCTGCGCTTGAGAGCGGCCGCGAAGCGGAGATTGGCGCGCTTACGCTCCGCCGCCGCTGGTGCGGAGCCATGACAGTCCACACGATACACGCCGACCTCACGGACGCTGATACGCTCGCACTCGTGTGCAGCACGTCGATCGCGAGCGTGATCGTAGATCCACCGTATGCGCCACGTGTGCACGCTAACGCCGTCTCGAACAACAACGCAGCGCAAGGCCCTGGCACACACTCGCGCGACCTCGGGTTCGGCCCGCTGACGTCGGCACTTCGCGAAGCGATAGTGTGCGTCGCGCTCGCAGCAACGCGGTGGTCGGTTGTGTTCAGCGATATCGAGTCCGGGCACGAGTGGCGCGACGCGCTTGAGGGGCTAGACTACGTGCGTAGCGTTCCGTGGGTGCGGTGGTCGCAACCGCAAAAGACAGGCGACCGCCCTCCTTCCGGTGCTGAGCTTGTGACGATACACCACGCGCGTGGACGCAAGCGGTGGAACGGCCCCGGCAGCCTGACGGCGTTCGAGACCGAAGCGCTGGCGCACGGCACGGTGCTCGATGCCAAATCGCTGCGTGGTGCCGAGAAGTACTCGTGCGAGAAGCCACTCGACCTGATGCTGGCGCTTGTGTCGTGGTTCAGCGACGTCGGTGAGCTTGTGTGCGACCCATGCTGCGGCGTTGGCACAACCGGTGTTGCGTGCGGCTTGCTCGGTCGTGACTGCCTACAGCTAGACGCAAGCGCAAGCGCCGTAGACGCAGCCAAAGCGCGCTTGTCGGCGCCGCTGTCAGATCGCGACCGTGAGCGGGCACAGCGCTGGGTCGCGTACCAACGCGCTTGGCTCGAGCACCCTTGGCCTCCGTCAGCTGGCGGACAAGATCGCTACCAGCGAGCGCTTGTGGACACGAACCGCGTCGAGGCGCTGTTGTGAGCCGCCGCCACTGGCCGCGCGTCGGCTCGCTCGTGCTTGTCGAGTGGGACGATGCCTGGCAGACTGTCGGCGCTCACGACGAACACGACGAGATACTACCCACCGAGACTGTCGGCTGGCTCATTCGACGCACGCGACGGTCCGTGTACGTGGCCGGTGAACGCTTCCCCGACCGCTCGCCTGTTGAGCGCTGGCGCGGCGTGACGCGCATACCGATCGGGATGGTGACGAGGATCGTAAAGATTGCCTGATGCGCCCGCCGTAACCGTCCTGCGCGACCGCTATGTGCCTTCACCTGAGGCGCTTGGCGAGGGCGAGGGCTATCCCGCCGACGCCGTGCACGCGGTACCGCTTGGCAAAGCGCTCGAGCGCCACTGGAGCAGTGACGCGCACCTCACGGCCTACGCGCCCGTCGCGGTACCGCGCACGGACGAGCCCGGCGAGCTGCACGTGCGCCTCGCCAGTGGCGCGATCGGGCACGTGCCCATCGAGATGGTCGCCCTCATCGGCGACGTGGACGACCCCGAGGCGCACGCGAACGGAGCGCCCGCAAGCGACGCCTGGCGCGCCGCGGTTGAGCCGCGCCTCGAAGCATCGGGGCTTGCGTGGTATCGTACACGTGGCGGGGCGCGCGTCGTCGCCGAGCTAGACGAGCCCTTCGCGATTCGCGAGCCGGCGGACGCGCAAGAGTGGCGAACACGATACGCGGCGTGGCGCAAGCACATAGCGACGCACCACGGCGTCACACTCGACGAGCACTGTAGCGACTGGACGCGCCTATACCGGCTCCCGAACGTGGAGCGCGCCGAGCATGGCACCCAGCGCGCCCCCGTGCACGGACGACCGCCGCGCGTCACGTTGCCAGCAGCGAGCGCTGAGGCGATCGCGGCGCCCCGCGAGGCGCCAGCCCCCCGCCCAATCGCGGACGCGAACGCCGGCACCCGCGCGGCCATTGGTGCGATGCTCGCGACACTCGGGCCTGCGAGCGATCACGACGGAGCGAAGCACTCGCTGTGTCTCGCGCTCGGGGGCGTCTGCCGCAAAGCTTGGTGGTCGCGCGATGACTGCGCTGCGCTTGTGCGTGCGTGGCTCGGGCCGATCGCTGGTCCGACAGTGGACGTCGATGCCGGCGTGCGAGCGGCGCTTCGGGCGTGGGACCGCGACGCAGCAGAGGTCAGCGGCGAGTCCTATCTCGCCGGTATTGTAGGCAGCGACGCCGCCCGCGCGATCGTCGAGGGCGCCATGCTACCGGGGCGTGCGCGCCGCCACGCGCTTGACGAGCACCCGGCGGACACGAACGCAGCCGCGGACGGCGACGACCCGTGGCTCGCTCACGACTGGCATGCCCCCGAGCGCGTCGTGCCGTACACGTGCCGAGGGCTGTGCCTCGCCCCATCGCGCGGCAAGATCTCGATCATCGCCGGCCAACCCGGCGCCGGCAAAGGGCCGATCGCGAATCATATCGCCGTCTGCTACGCGCTAGGGCTGCCGGCGTTCGGCCAGCACGCGTGCGACCGGCTCAACGTGTTGTTGCTCGACTACGAGGGCACGCTCCTCACGACACGCCGGTGTGCTCGGCTGACACGCGCCGTGGGGCGTGAGCCCCGAGAGCTCGCCGGACGGCTGCATGTGCTCGACGCCACACGCCTCGGGGCACTGACGCAAACGCACGTGCTCGAGCGGTTCGGCGCCTACGTGGCCGCCCATGACGTCGGCGTCGTCGTGCTCGACAGCTACACGAGCGCGGCGCTCACGGCCGGGATCGAAATGAATTCGCCCGAGTTTGGCGCCATCGCGCAGTCGCTCGGCACGCTCGATCGAACCGTGATCGCTGTTGCGCACGCGAACAAAGCCGCGGCCGACTCACGCGAGCCGCGCCTCGCTGACATCGCGTACTCCGGCACGTTCGCGTCACTCGCGCAGACGGCGATTGTCGTGCACTATCCGGACGCTGCGGACCGCTACACGATCCGACTCGGCTGTGCGCGGGCGCCTGAGCGGCGCTTTGAGCGACAAGACGTGCACTTCACGGACGGCGCCGACGGGACGCTCGAGTGCACGTGGCGAGGGGAGGTGCGCGAGGCGCCCGAGGGCGGCGCGGTCGCGCCCGCCGCTGGCCCTCGCCTCGACGGTACGCGCGCCGCAGCCCGACGAGCAGGTGAGCGGATCCTCGCGGCGCTGCGCACGGCGGAGACGCCCAGCGCGGGCGCCGCTGCGCTAGCGGACACGGGCGGCGAGGGCCCCGCCGCAGGCAAGCGAGCGCTGGCGCTCCTCGTCGAGGGCGGCTTGCTCAAGCACTGTCTCAGCGCCCGCACTTACGAGCTCACCGACGCAGGGCGCGATGCGGATCCGACGGCGGTCGCGTCAGCGCTCGGGCGGCAGGCAGGCGGGTTCGAGCGGGGCTAGGCGCGCGACCACCGGGCGAGCGCGATCAACAACTTGTGACACCTGAGTGACCCACAGTGCCGCGACTGGCGTCACAGCCCATACTCCGCGGGCAGCTTCCAGAGCCGCGCGAACACGGCACGCCAAGCGTCCGCGTCGTCAGGGCCGCAGAAGTGCGTCATACAGCCACCGTCGGTCTGCCAGTTGATACACCCGTCAAAGCGCACGTGACCCTCGAACTCAGGGCGCTCGCCCCAACCGCTAGGGGCACGCGGCTCTAAGCCCTCGCTCATCACACGGAAGCGCACGAGCGGCAGCCCATCGCGGTCGCGCTCGTGGTACACGATGAGGCCGCTGCCCATCACGGACGGATCGTGAGCGATGCGCTCGCGTGTCACGACGCCCCCCGCAGGCGTCCAGCAGCTCATGACGCCCCCCGCTGACGCGCGCCATAGCGAACGCCGGCCGCAATCAACGCGCGCTGAGTCTCGTTGAAGCCTCCGTCGATAACCCAGCGTACCGTATGGCCGAGGCCCTCCTCATGTAAGAACCTGGCGATGATTCCAGCCGCCGCAACGTCCGCCCAGTCCCATGGCGCGCTCATAGGAGCCAAAGACCGCACCGGCGCCGCACCAGCAGGGGGCGAAGGAATCCCGGGTCGGAGGCCCCGCCCGATCCGGGCGTGCGCCCGTGCTGCCGCCTGGCGCGCGAACGCAGCGGCCCGCGTGAGCGCACCGCGAGTGCCCGTCGAGCGCGTCGGGAGACCCGCGGCGATACGTTCGGCGTGTTCAGCGGCGTCGAGCGCCTCGTGTTCAACCCCCGCGGCCGCGTCCGGCCACGCGACGAGCGCGTCCCGCCCGGCACTGTTCGCGGCCCACGTTACGGCCCACGGCTCGGACTCCTCAGCCCCCGCTGATGCCTGCGCGCGCAGCCGCTCCGCGTCCGCGTCTGCGGCCTCATAGGCTCGCTGTAACGGCTCCAGCGCATCGTGAGGCTGGCCAGCGAGGTTTCGATCGAGGGCGTCTGCGAGACGCTCAGCGGCAGCCCGAGCGCGCCGGGCGGCCTTGTTGCTTTCGGCCCACGGGTTGGTTTGCTTCACGACGCATCCCCCGCCACGATCCACAAGCGCTTAGTGCGTGCACCTTTCGCACGCGAGACAACGTGCGTCTCCTCGACACGCGCGCGGCAACGCACCAGCGGCGCGAATCTTAGCTCAAGCTCAGCGCGCGAGGCGAAATATATCCCCGGGTGACAGGAAGTGTCCGTGCAAACGCTCATCTCAGGCGCTTCGTAGGGTTCCTCGCGGGGCACGTAAACGGTTGCGCCGACAAGCAAGCTACGGGCTGTACGCCAGCCCCACACCCAGCCTTCAGCGTCGATTTCAAGTCCCGCCATCGCGATTGCAGTGTATGCGTTGCGCGGCAACGCTGTGGGGTCCAGACACGTTCCGCTCAGGTTGGCGCCGTACAGGTCGGCACCGCGCAGGTCGGCACCGCGCAGGTCGGCGCGACGCAGGTTGGCGCCGCTCAGGTCGGCGTCGCACAGGTCGGCGCCGCTCAGGTTGGCGCCGCTCAGGTCGGCGTCGCGCAGGTCGGCACCGCGCAGGTCGGCGTCGCGCAGGTCGGCACCGCGCAGGTCGGCGTCGCGCAGGTCGGCACCGCGCAGGACGGTGCCGCACAGGATGGCGCCGTTCAAGTCAGCGCCGCTCAGGACGGTGCCGCACAGGACGGTGCCGCGCAGGTTGGCGTAAGGGTGAATTCGAGGATCTGGGGTCATGCTGGGTCTCCTGGGGGTAGATCGAGCGATCACTAGCATAGCGTGTGTGCGGCGGCGGGGCCCGACGGGTGCGGGTAGTAAGCTTTGGGTGAGCCGGCGCGCTGCCCGACGGTGCGGCGCGGTCAAGCGACCCCATAAGCTTAACATATCCCAGCGTCCCTGTCAAGGGTGGGCTACTAGGCCCACCCAGGCGGGCGTCCCCCGTGGCGCCCGGCGCGCGCACTCTCACGCGGATGCGACGCCCGGCGTGGCGGGGGGATGGTCATGATCGGCGATACTCGTGCTCTGCGCGCGCCGGCCACAGCCGGTGGAGCGAGTGATAGCGCGCGCCGGGCGCGCGCTCGAGCAATCGCGCGGCGCGCCCGGGCAGAAATGCGAAGTGCCGCGCCTGGCGCCCCAGCTTGGGCAGAAATGAGAAGTGCCTGCTGTGTTCAGTGTCACGCGCGACACGTGCTGTTACAATCACTAAACACGCACGATTTACGCTTGGCCAGCGCGCTTAGGGGGTATTGGGGTGTTCAGTGCTTGCGCCGACG